GGTTCCGACGTGGTTACTTCTCAAAATCTTGAAACGCGCCAACGATGCTGTTGATTCCCATCCGGCAGAGTCAAAATTGCAGATTACCGATCCGCAAGTCAGACTTGAGGTTATCCGACTACATAAACTGTTAGTCGATGCTGGACTGCCTTTGATCGAAGACAAAGCTGCATGATTGTACGGGTCACACTCGAAAGAGTGTGATCCCTCAATCAACCTGCGGAGCGTAATGTGGACTTTATAGATATGTTGAATCGGAGTATTGCTGAGCGCGATCGTCCTATGACTGACGGTTTGAAGTGTGATCGTTGGACGGACTCTAGCGGTCGCACACGTCAGGGTACACCGCACTGGGCAAATGCGTCCCCAAAATCCCTTGAATTGCTGGTTGTTTTGGCCTGTAATTCTGACGGAAAGCGTGAACGTGCGGATGCTCGTGTGTTTCAGCGCAAATCTGACTTATTGCCTCAGCCTGTACGTGTACGTGGTAATAGGAAGGGTAGCAGACCGTCTAGTAGAGGTTTGCACGGTAGTTTCAAGTAACCATTTAACCTACAGGAGTAGTGTATGCCAGATTTACATCTTGGACTTGATAGTATATATCGCGATGAAAATATTCGCGGTAGTTGGACAGGTGAGTGTAGCGAGGAGTGCTGTTGCAGTGAAATTCATACATCAAAGTTCCCGATAAGGTGCGAATTGACGGGTGTGTGGTATCACCTTTTCGATAGCGAAGATCACGATAAATAAACAGGGAGGAATGTACTGATATGTCTGTTAAAGATAAGGTAGAGAGCCGATCCAGAGAGTTTCTGGAGAGGTTAGTTCCTTTGCTTGAGGGTTTGGAGTCAGTGGTTTATAACGTCCCAGACTGGAGGTATCTGGACGGGAATAGTATGTGGGCGATGCACTGTCTTGATAAGGCTGTTGACTCGATTCAGGCGGAGATTTCACGTTTGGAGAAGTAGTAGTTAAACTGTAAGGGAGAAAGGTATGGCTATAGAACATCTTAAATGGTTACAGCGTAATTCCCTGTGTGTTCCTATCAAGGGATTGCCTGTTATTGGGCCTTACAGGATAGTATTGGCTCACATTAAGGCTGGCAAACCATGGCAAACTTGCCCTATTAAGGTATCAAGGCAAGCATTCGCTAGAATCTTAGGGGAAATGTATGAATGATGATTGGTTGAAGAAGTCTTTGGAAGAGATGAGGTTTCAGCGTAACGTCTGGTTGTTGTGGTCGTTGGTGTTGTTGATGTTGAATGTGTTTCAATTTTCAATATAGGAGAAAGGTATGAGTGAAGTACCGAAGGGTTTTTCTAGGGATTTGGCAACTCTACTGTTGTTTTGTGAGCAACAGGATAGAATTGATCCACCTGTTGAGCGCAGTCATTACAGTGAAGTGTATGAAAAGATAGTTTATTATACTAACCAGAAGAACAGGGATTACATTGTATGCAACGACGGGTTTAGGTTTTCCTGCCAAGCATCAGAGAATCATTATTGTTCGCCTAAAAAGAATGGGCTACCCGCAAAGGACTATAAGCATTGGGAGGTTGGCTACCCAAGTAAGCCAGACCATGCGATTCTCCCATACATCGAGGACGAGGATCGTGACGCTACAGGATCAGTGTATCCGTATGTTCCCACTGATGCGGTGATTGATCTGATTGTTAAACATGGGGGGTTAAAATGCCAATAAGAATATATGGCACCAATCTAGTGTTCGATTCTCCCGAGGAGTACAGAGCGCACGTTAACGGTATAGGAAACATTGAGGTAGGCAGTATGGGAGGTGAGGTTAATGGTCTAACATGGAGTCATTGGGATTCAAGTCTCGGTAAGGGTATAGAACAGGTATGGGGTAAGTTCAATCCCGAATCCTTTCAGTGGTTTTTGGAACAGGTTCCGCTTGGCATCTTCAAACCTTCATTTTTTCGACCGCTATTGAATGATGAGCAACTAATAAAGAAATGGGATAATCATGACGATTACTATTGGTATTTGTGCTATCTTGCTGAGAGCAAGGGGTATAAACCTTTCGGCGATAAGGTTATTACTCCAACGATGGGGTTTTATTTTCAGTTTTCTGAGAATGAAAAGGCATTCCTAATAAAGTTAAGGCTATTAGGAATGCCTAACAGAACGGAGGTTGAGTAATGCCAGAGGAAGGGATGTACGATGTAATATATGTGGGTTGGTGGGAGTTGGATGAGTGGAATGCAAGGACAGACAGGCCTAATCAGATAGAGCGCGTCTATCTCAGTGATCCAATCGCATATGCAAATTACATGGATGAGTGTGGTATTATGTGCATGATATATCCGTCATGATATGACACTGATCTTTTGTGAACTGCTCCGATAATTCAGTCGGAGTTAACTTAGGGAGAGTCAATTATGACTTACTCTGTGTCGCAGCATGCTCTCAATATACTGAGAGATGAGGGATGCCTTTCGCTTGACCAGTGGAGGGATGAGATTGCCCGTATGGATAGAAAGGAACGTAGGCTTGATCAGGCTAGGCTCGTTGTTGAGGAGCCAACTGATCCATTCAAGATGCAGGCAATGTACTCTAACGAAGATGCTGATTGGGAGACGGTGAAAGATGAGTGCACTTAAATTAAGCGACCTGTCTGTATGCGATCAAGAATTTATGGGCGCTGAGCCTGTCATAGTTTTTAGAAGTAAGTTTGGTAATGATAGCTCTGTAAAATTATCTACCTCTAAAGTTATAGATAATAAACGAGTGTTTGTTTCTAGGCTAGTTCTTGAGTCACTTCCACCAGAAGTAATCATTGCGTAAGGAGATTTTATATGACAATACAAGTACCAGTGCATGAGTTGCCTACTTATTACCGATACTACCGAGGGCAGGGTATACCAGTATTAGTTACTGGTCACTCCGGTATAGGTAAGACTCAGGTGACAGATTTGTACGCACATAACGATGTTGGTGGGTATATGGAACTACGCACCTCACAAATGGACCCTAGTGATATCAAGGGTATACCTTACTTGGATGGCGGTATCTCTAGGTGGGCATCGCCTGACTTTCTCCCTTATGAGGATCGTGATGGTAAGTATGGGGTTCTTTGCTTGGAAGAGATACTTGATGGAACTCAAGAGGTGAACGCATCTACGCAGTCTCTTGTTCTAGAGCGTAGAGTGGGAGACTACAGGTTACCTGATGGGTGGCAGATCATTGCATTAGGCAATAGGAAAGAACATGGCGGTATAAATCGTGGTCTTTCTGTGCCGCAGAAGACTAGGTATGCACATATCGAGGCGATTATGGAGTTAGGTGCTGACACACAGGCAAAGGACGGGCTTCTTCCTCACTTTATACGGAACGGGGTCGACCCTATTGTGATTTCTTTTCTAAAGTTCCATCCTGATATGGCATTTAAGATGCCTGAAACGGGTGCGGCTGAATGGGCTTACCCTAACCCTAGAGCGTGGGAAAGAGTGAGTGGTGTTAGAAAGAAAGACCCATCTAAATCAATGAGGTTTAATTTATACGCCTCACTTGTCGGAGAGGGGGCCGCTGTTGCATTTGCATCGCATGAAGATGTAGCTGTTGATGTTCCTGACCCATTAGATTGTATCAAGTCACCTGATAAAACTAGAATTCCAGAAAATCCTAGTGCTAAGTACGCTATCGCATGCAGTCTCGCTCAGTATGCTGATCAAAAGAACTTTGATAATGTCATTAAATATATGTCGAGACTTGACCCTGAGTTTACCACCTTATGTGTCATGCAAGCGTGGAAAAAGACTAAGGAGTTAGAGGATACTAAGGCTTTCAGTATGTGGGCTATTGAAAATTCAGATGTTTTACTTGGATAAGGAGAAACTAATGGAATATACAGTTGGATTTAAGTCTGTATATTATGATGTAATGTATGTATTTGGTGATCATTGTTTTGAAAAGCATGAGTCCCTTAAGTGGAAGTTTGACAATAGGGGAGAACCAATACTTACATGGAAAAGCAGACTTCTGTGGTGGTTGTATCAAAGATGTATGTCAATAAGCTTTGATAGTGGAGACTCCACATATTCTATTTTAACAAATTTTGAAATGACCGGAGAATAATATGTCACTAGAAGACAAGGCAGTTCTTTTGTGTGTTGATTTTAGTATACCTTCAGGCACTAAGGCAGATAAGAATCTATCTGAAAAGATTGCATTCGATAATAATGTTGAAGGCGGTAGGAAAAGAGCAGGAAATTACCAGAAAATTACCATGGAACGTAAGTTATTCAAGCCATACCATAAAATAAAGAGTGAGATCATGGGGTATATTGACTCTGTTACGCTACCATATATGAATGGGAGCAATATGCGTATACTTGGTAACGGTTCTGTGATAGAGGCAAGCAATGTGATAAGAAAAGCTAAGAATGCATGGCATCATGAGAAGGCATTAACCTCTGCCGCTTATGATGGTCATGTTGAAGAGGCTAAGGTCAGGTTAGGGTCGTTGTTTAATGTGAATGATTACCCATTCGCTGATGCACTGTTAAATAAATTACATTTCTCATCATCAATCAGGCCTATACCTAGTCTAGATAGTATGGATTTTAGGTTCGATCATGGTGCTAGTCAGGAAGAGTTACGCAAGATCGAGGAAGAAGCGAAGGAAGATATGATAGAATCTATGCGGTCTTCAATTAAAGACTTACATTACAAGATGCATGATGCTGTAACACACATGAAGTGTGTGCTGGACAAGGAAGACCCAAGAATTTTCAACAGTTTAATAAATAAAGTACATAATGTAGTAAAAGTTGTGCCTCATCTTAATATAATGGAAGATCAGAACCTATCTATGATAGCGAAAGAGATGGAAGACGGTCTTTTATGTTACGGAATCGAGGAGTTAAGAGATAGTGAAGGCACTAGGAGTGGTGTTGTTTCATCTGCGACACAAATTATAGAGAAAATGGAGCGTATATATGGACTTGAATCGTAAGATAGGTATAGCTAGGACTCACGCCTTAGTTGATCAACCTTTCTTTGGCACTTTGTTATGTAGAATGCCTATGATAGTCAAGGAAGACATCCCAACAATGGGAACTGATGGTAATAATTTATATTATAATCCATCTTATGTAGAAACCCTGTCGGTTAGGGTATTGTTAGGTGTTTTCGTTCATGAGGTGTGTCATTGCGCCTTCCTTCATGTAACACGGAGAGGAACTAGAAATCCTTACGTTTGGAATCAAGCTTGCGACTATGTAATCAACAAAATAATCTTTGATGCAGGCATTGCGTTGCCAGAAGATGTGCTACATGATGAGAAGTATGACGGATGGACTGCTGAAAAGGTATATGATGACCTAATTAAAGGCGCAAAATGCATTGATTTGCCTGTTGCTGGCTTCGATATTGGAGGAACAGGGTACTTTGAAGATGGATTTAACTCTTCTTCAGACAAAAACGAGATGGAAAATGAGTGGAAAACTAGAGTCATTGGCGCTGTTGAGGCCGCTAAAAGTAGAGGCACTGTACCTGCTGAATTTGAACATCTTGTAGCAGATATACTAGAACCAGAGATTTTATGGTCTGAAAAGATGAGGCAATACGCTATCGACAGGATAAAAAATACCTCAACATGGACTAAACCTTTGAAGAAGTTCATTTCTTCTGGTATATATCTTCCATCTGTCCGCAAAGAGCACGGCCTAAGAGAACTCGTTGTTGCTATTGATTCAAGCGGATCAACTCAATCTTTTTTGGAGAGATTTGTTGGTGAGATCAACGGTATAGTGATGGATTGTGACATTGATAAGGTGATTGTACTGCATGTCGATGCCGCAGTTCACAAAGCAGAGACCTTTAATAAAGAAGACTTTCCTTTCAGCATTAACCCTGTTGGTGGAGGTGGCACTGCATTTGAGCCTGCTTTTGAGTGGGTAGAAATGAATGATGTTAACCCATCTTTGTTTATATATTTCACAGATATGATGGGCAGTTTCCCAGAAACTGAGCCAGATTATCCCGTTCTTTGGGTGGCATATAATTGTGGTAGAATAATAACAAGCCCATTCGGAGATGTAATTTATGTCGATGAAGAGATTTAGATAGAGGAGAAGCTTATGGCTTATGGAGACAGTACACTTTCGGTTATTAATACTACCTTGCATGCCGCAAGAGAATATTATATACATAAAAACGCAAGACAATTTGGCAATGGATGTACATTAAGAGAAGAGGATGGCGATTTCTTTTTTGGTGCAGAGAATTACCTAGACCTTGACTTTGGAGATACCTCAACCGTAGAAGAAATACGTAACAAGGCTTCTGAAATAAGCAATAATAAGATGATAACTTACCATAAAAACAATGAAGTAACTGTTGATTTAGATAAAGTTTTCGATTTTATATACCCCACAAGAGGGGTTAGGCGTAAAAATCAACGGACTTTTTTTTCTGATAGAGTCGTATGTCTTATATCAGAATATTTACCAGAATGGATTTATTTCTGGTCAAAATCTGCTGGCACTGACGGAAACAAGATGTTCACAAGCTTTAATCCTGACATGACAGACGCCAGAATGCATGCTTACGCACCATACCATAATGGTAATGAATGTCCACATGTTATATATGAAGTCCCCAATGAAGGTACAATAAAGTATAGCCCAGCTAGTGATAAGTTCCCTAATGGAAATATAACTAATGCCAAGAGGCTCAATCGAGGCAAGACTATATGGGCTGAAGATAAGCCACTATCACAGCACCTAGAGCCAAAACATTACAAGGAAATGGCTAAAGCTAGGTTAAATGGTGACCTTGCTATCTGTTGTGCCGATCAAAACGCGACGTTTAGAGGGATTCCAACTGGTTTGATGCATGTAGTATTAGAGATGTACAAACCCAGCACTTATGGAAACCACGGCCCAAACGAGGGGTTGATAAGGAGGCTTTCCGTTGCTAGATTTATTGACAGGTCTAGAGAGACAATGGATAAAGCTTACCTACTTGCCGCCAGTATAGCATCGGAGTTACCTGCTAGTTTGATGGAAGGAAAGCTAATAAAATTAGTAGATTCTATTCAGTCGTAGGGGGGTACAGGGTGCACTTTAAATGTCTCTTAGAGGCTTGATTTGGTGCCTTATACGGCATGTTTTTAGAGAGGACACAATGAGCAACAAGCGAAAACGTACAGATGATACGAGTTCTGTTCGTAATACTTTAAAGCCAAGATATAACTATGACATATTAAAGAAGGGAGGGAAGCATATTAAAAAAACTAATAAGCAGACTAGAAAAGATGGTAAGAAAGAGATAGATGACGAACTTGGTGAGTCGGAGAAATAGCACGGAAGATTCAAGAAAGTTAATTTCTACCATGACTCACCATAGCCAATACGTTATGCTATAATAGTAGTATAGATATTATATTCTTTGTTGTTAAATATATAATATAATTATAGTATATATAATATAATTATGGTAAGAGAAATTATGACATTTGAAGATTATGGTATAAGACTTCCCGGCAGGGCATCGGGACAGGTTAATACACAATGCCCAGAATGTTCAAGTCATAGGAAAAAGAAGAAAGCACCATGCTTATCTGTGAATGCAGATGAGGGTGTATGGTTGTGTCACCACTGTGGTTGGTCAGGCTCTTTAAAGAAGGGGCCGGATGATATATCCAATGTACTCCACTGGAGAAAGCCAACCTACCACAAGCCAGAACCATTACCCGCCGTAGATTTAAGTCCTGAAGTTATGGACTGGTTCTTGAATAGAGGTATATCTGCTGAGACATTGAAGGAAAATAATATCTCATCCAAGAAAGTTTATATGCCACAAACAGAATCACTTGAGAACGCTATAGCATTTCCATATTATAAAGATGGAGAATTAATAAACGTAAAATATAGGGACGGTAAAAAGAATTTTCGTTTAGAAGCGGGCGCTCAGAGAATTCCTTATGGCATCGATGACATAATAGTTCCAGATGAAGATGCAACTTCCAGATCAGGATGGTCTGTTATTGTTGAGGGTGAGATCGATAAACTGGCTTTATGGGAAGCGGGAATAAAGAACTGCATAAGTGTTCCTGATGGCGCACCACCACCAAACTCAAGAGACTACAGTTCCAAGTTTGAATATTTAAATGGTAACTGGACTAAGGGTATTGGTAAGTTTATATTGGCAGTTGACAACGACGAGGCTGGTAAAAAATTAGAGGATGAGTTATCTAGAAGGTTGGGAAGAGAGGTATGCTACAAAGTTGATTGGCCTGAAGGATGTAAGGATGCTAACGAAGTTCTTATAAAGTATGGAAAAAGCATATTGATTGAGTGCATTGACCACGCTGCACCTTACCCAATAGAGGGAACATACAATGCAATAGAATTATCTGACTCTATAAATAGATTGTATGATAGTGGGATGGATCAAGGTGTAAGTACAGGATGGAGTGGCCTTAATCCTTTGTATCTGGTAAGGCCCGGAGCATTGACGACGGTTACAGGGATACCAAGTAGCGGCAAATCAAATTGGATAGACGCCATGATGGTTAACATAGCTAAGAATGAAGGATGGAACTTCGCAATTTTCTCACCAGAGAACCAACCAATGGAAGACCATATGGCTAGGGTTCTTGAGAAATATATAGGTGCGCCATTCAATGACGGGCCTCAACTCAGGATGAGTAAGGAAGAGTTAGAGCATGGCAAGAGGTGGTTGTCCAAACATTTCACTTGGATACTCCCACATGATGATAAAGAGTGGTCAATAGAAACAATTCTAAAAGCCGCGCAATCTCTCGTGCTTAAAAAAGGTATAAGGGGATTGGTTATTGACCCATGGAATGAACTTGAGCACATGAGGCCTAACAATCAAACAGAAACAGAGTACATATCTATATGTTTAAAAAGAGTCAGACAATTTGCACGTAAGGCAGGCATACACATATGGATAGTCGCCCATCCAGCAAAGCTTTACCGAGATAAAAACGGTAAGGTACCCATCCCAACGCCATATGATATAAGTGGTAGTGCTAGATGGAGAGACAAGTCTGATAATTGTATTACAGTTTGGAGAGATTTAAGCATTGATAGTGGTGCAGTAATAGAAATACATACCCAGAAAATTAGGTTCAGACAGGATGGTAGGATAGGCATGTCAGAACTAGCTTACAACTGGTCTACAGGAACATACCATGAACTTAATAAAGCTACTGAAGAGATACCTCCTAAATTCGGAGTGTGATATGGATAAAACATGGAAGAAGTTTGAGAGAAAAATAGCTGAGGAGCTGACCTTACTGGGTGATGACGCAGAAAGAATACCAGTAACAGGTAGAATTCGAGGGCATGCTGCCGACATAAAAAGCAATGTCTTTTCTATCGAGTGCAAGTACAGAAAAGAAATACCCAAGTGGATAAAGAATGCTATGGATCAAGCAGTGAAATCAAGCGATGGTGTGAAGACTCCGATCGTATTTTTAAAGGAGAGATCTGCAGTCATAGATGATACGCTAGTTATTTTAAGACTTGGTGACCTGAAGAAGGAGATCAGGCATGGACAGAGGGATATTTAATATATTACGAGCAATCAAATCTGAAGAACCCCCATGCACTGACTGCTTGTACTACAAGCCCTGCTATGAGGGGAGTCAGGCGTGTGAAACATTCTTGGGTTATGTTAATGGAAGCAATCACGCATTCGGCTTGAGACCAACAAGAAAAATATACGAGAGCATTTATGGCAGGGTTAGAAGACATTAAATCATTGACAATCAGGTCTCCCGACCCGTCACGTACAGAGGATAGATTGCCATGGATTTATATAGCAGGTGCAATGGGATTTGCTAGTAGGCCAGCATCTTTGTACGGTAGGGCTAAGTATGCATTAGACCCCAACCATAATAAAGAAATATTATTTGAACTGTTTAAGATAGGAAAAAAAATAAAATGGGCAAGAAAAAGACACGGCTTTAAAATGACAAATGCTTTATTAAAAAGGATGTGCGTTCTAGCACTTGGCGAAGGCATAAGTCCATCATGCTGTCCTAAGTGCGGGGGCAGGGGCAAACTTTTTATAGACCAAACATTATTCACATGCACTGTTTGTAATGGAGTTGGTAAAAAATCTATAAGCGATAGAGTTAGGGCAAACTATTTGATGATGGATAGGAGAACCTACCACAGATGCGTAAAATATAATTACCACTATCACTTTATAGGGGCCTTATACAACTGGGAGAGAGAACTTATAAACGCATTAAGGAGAGCTTGATTGAAGTCACGCAAGTATCTACAGTGGGTAGCCTCACTGCCTTGTATATTTTGTGCTACAATACAGGGCATACAGGCTCATCACTTACGGGTGATTGTTCTCGGCGCTGGTGTAGGGAGAAAGGCCTCAGATGTATTTACTATACCAGTATGTTATAAGTGCCATGAAGATTGCCATAACGGAACGCATCCCAAAGAGGATCAGATAAGGTGGTGTTTGCAAACAATAGGAAGGGCATTCAAAGAAAACAAACTCAAGGAAGTATGATATGGAAAAGATAAGGTATGTTCTTCGTAACGACGAAGCGGTTGACTCTTGCATAGATAAACTCTATGCTCTAGGAGCGAATGAAGACAGTCCTTACGAAGTGACGATTCAAAAATACAAATCTAAAAGATCATCCGAACAAAACAACAGGTATTGGCTATTGCTTAGAACATTCTCTAAGGAAACAGGGCACACAGTAGATGAATTGCATGCTATACTTGCAACAGAACTATTAGGTATTGACACACTTGAAAGCGATATAACAGGAAAGACATATGAACTACCATACTCTACATCTAAGATGAAAGTAGATGACTTTGGGGAATACATGGAAAGGGTTGAACAGTTCATGGCTGAGTATGGAATTACGATACCAAGACAAGCATACTAAGGAGAGTAACAATGGATTTTATCATGGCTTGCATGGCTGTATTAGCATTCATTATTTTTGCATATTAAGATGGGACATTCCGAAGAGTACATCTCTGAAGATGAGTACGAAGATACGCAAGAACAGTATGAGGCAGAGGTAGCCCAATGGCAAAGATATTTTGAAGAGGAAATTAAATTAACCCCTGACAAGGCAAAGAAAGTTATGGATGAATCATGGAAGCCTAGCTATAACAAATGGTTAGACGGTATAGGTAGAGGTGATGATAACTGGTGGATTAAACAAGATAGCGAGGTTTGATATGGACACTCAAGAAATTCTAAATACAATCCGTGAGTTGAAGAAACCATTCGATGTTGGTAGAGTGAAGCCAAGGCCACAAGCTAATAAAACATTACACTATATAGATGCAAGAGATGTAATGGCTCGCCTTGACTCAACAGTTGGGCCTTTAAACTGGCAAGACGAATACAAAGAAGTCATGGGTAGAGTTGTATGTACATTAAGAATAAGATTTGGAGACGAATGGATAAGCAAGTCAGACGGGGCTGACGATACTAAAATAGAAGGCGCTAAAGGCGGTCTGAGTGATGCATTTAAACGTAGTGCTGTCAAGTGGGGTGTTGGAAGATATCTCTATTACTTACCTAACACTAAAGAACTGCCTTCTTGGGCTGATCCTGACAGTGGAAAATGGACAAACGAATTAGCCGACAGAATATAAGGAGCATAACATAATGCATTGGTATGACAAAGAAGGAAACCCACAGCACTGGGTAACGTCTAAGGACGGAACTAAAAGAGGTTCAACACTTCGCGATGCTAGAAAACATGGATGGGTACCATCAGTCACATCTGTTATGGACATACTTGGCAAGCCGGGGCTTGATAAATGGAAAATAAATAAAGCAATTGAATCATCCATGCAATTAAGCAGAAAAGATGGTGAGCACAACGGCACATATGCTAAAAGAATATTACACCATAGCAAAAAAGAATCTGAGAAAGCATCTGAAAGAGGAAGCAGGATACACCATGTGTTAGAGACGCACTTCAAAACCGGAGATATGCCTGCCAATGAAGATGATAAAAGAATTATTGGCGCTGCCTTTTCAATACTGGATATCAACTGCGGCCTTAATGATGACAGTAAATCCGAATGGAAAGCTGAGCATACATTCGCAAGCAAGGAAGGTTATGGTGGCATGGTAGACCTATGCTCTGACCAATGGGTTGTAGACTTTAAAACTAAGGAGTTTGATTACGACTATAAAAATCTAGCATACGATAGCATGGGTTACCAACTAATTGCTTACGCCCAAGGGCTTGGAATTAAATCACCAAGAATTGCTAACATATTTATAAGCGCAACCCACCCGGGGCATGCAGTATTCCATGAGTGGCCCGCCGAAGAACACGAAAGATTTACAAACATATTTAACTCGACATTATCTGTATGGAAAAACATTAAAAAATACTACCCGGAGAATCACAATGAGGGGAATTAATAAAGTAATTATCTTGGGCAGGGTGTGGAAAGACCCAGAAATTAGAACTACATCCAATGGTAACAAGGTTGCAGAGATAGGCCTTGTTACTTCTTCTGGATCAGGTGAATATGAAAAAGCAGATTGGCATAAGGTGGTATTCTACAAACGCCAAGCTGAAATAGCAGAGCAGTACCTAACCAAAGGAACAAACCTATACGTAGAAGGAAGAATAAACTACAGAAAATATACAGGCCGCGACGGTACTGATAAGTATGTTACTGAAATTATAGGATCAATACTTCAAATGGTTAATAGCCCTGATGCGTACAAGCAAGTTGAACATGACTCTAAAAATAGTCATGCAAAGAAAGACGAATACACCAGAGCAGAGATGTCTTCCTTTAAAGATAGCGTTACGGATCAAGCAGATGACGTTCCATTCTAATGGATTGCGATTTGCTAGAATGCTACACTAAAGTTTTTGAGAGGCAAATGTATACTGCATGCAAAGAAGGGGACTGGAAATCAAATGGAATTATACTATGTACTTACAATAACAAAGGAGAGTTCATTGTAAGAATGAAAGATAAAACATACATAGTATTTATGCAGGAGAGTCTAGATGAGAAACGGAACAGGATTAAAACTAAATGATCACACCATCTCCGCTTACCCTTGGCCTATGAAGAACGCAATGAAGCCAGACAGGAAAAGATCATGGAACAGTATATTCAAATCACAATCAGGCATGGATATTTATGAATACAGAAGATACGCTGAGAGTATAGGACTACCCAATAAATATACAAGCACCAAGAGAGGAAGAAATGCATTCTAATAAAGAGTACAAAGATGGTGAGACTATTCTGGATGCCGCAAGAAACCTAAGAGACCTCGCTAATGAATGGAGGGACAATCAAATGAAAACTGCTAGCGCCATTAGCAGTGAAGATAAGTTTGAAGTTACAATAGAATTAACTGATAACAACTTCAGCACCCCATCTAAAGGAAGCAAGGATGCTGTAGGGTATGATCTATACAGCACGGAAGATCACGCAATAAAGCCACTTGAATGGAAGTTAATAGGTACCGGCATAAGATTATTTATGCCTAAAGGATTGGAGGCGCAGATAAGATCAAAGAGTGGCCTAGCATCTAAAGGAGTGTTTGTTCTAAATTCCCCGGGAACAATAGACCCGGACTACAAAGGAGAAATCAAAGTTATCCTAGCCAATCTAAGCCCAATGCCATTTGACATAGACAGGGGCGATAAGATAGCACAATTAGTATACAATGCATACGAAGAACCAAAGCTAAACGCAACCATAACATCCCACAGAGAAAGGGGAGAAGAAGGGTTTGGCAGTAGTGATGAAGATGTAGCTAAAGATGATGACGCACTTGCAGATGTTCCAATTGGTGGGCGCTGGTAATAGAGGGAAAAGAATGAACGAGTATCAAAAATTCATACACAAAAGTAGGTACGCTAGATACCTTGACAAGGAAGGGCGTAGAGAAACTTGGGAGGAAACAGTAGATAGATACTGTAACTTTTGGGACAAACCTCTACCCGATGAAGTAAAGCAAGCTATCTTGGACATGGAAATAATGCCAAGCATGAGAGCATTAATGACTGCGGGACCAGCATTGTCCAGAGATAACATGGCAGGATACAATTGTTCCTTCATAGCTGTTGATCATGTGAGAGCTTTTGATGAGAACTTGTATGTTCTTTTATGCGGTACCGGGGTTGGGTTTAGCGTAGAGAGACAGTTCATAAGCAAGCTACCTGATGTAGCTGACTCATTTAACTCAACAGAAACAACTGTTGTTGTAAGGGATAGCAAGATAGGATGGGCAAGCGCACTAAGAGAGTTGATTAGCCTGCTGTACCAAGGAAGGATACCTGAGATTGACTACTCAAGAATACGACCATCTGGTGCTAGGCTTAAAACATTTGGAGGCAGAGCGTCAGGCCCTGAACCTCTTAAGAAACTATTCAACCAATACATAAGAATATTCAAGGGAGCGTCTGGCCGTAGATTAAACAGTATAGAATGCCATGATCTTTTATGCTTTAATGGTGAGGCTGTAGTTGTAGGGGGTGTACGCCGGGCCGCTGAACTAAGCTTAAGCAATCTAACTGATGAGAGAATGCAACGAGCCAAGATGGGCCAATGGTGGATTGATGAACCACAAAGAGCACTGTCAAATAACTCTGTATGTTACACAGAGAGACCAGACATTGGTATATTCATGCGTGAATGGATATCTCTATATGAATCCAAGAGTGGAGAGAGAGGAATCTTTAACCGTCAAGCAGCTAAAGACCTCGCCCCTGATCGCAGAGATACAGACCATGACTTCGGTTGCAATCCCTGCAGTGAGGTGATACTTCGAAGTTCCGGTTTGTGCAATTTATCAGAAGTAGTGCTTAGAGCTAAAGATACATTAGAAGATGTTAAAAGAAAGGTAAGACTAGCTACTATACTAGGAACCTACCAGTCCACTCTAACAGACTTTAGATATGTGCGCCCAATATGGAAACGCAATGCAGAAGAGGAGAGATTGCTAGGTGTAAGCCTTACAGGCGTGTTTGATTGCCCAGAAATTCTTCATGCAACACCAGAAGAGCTGATGAGTCTTAGGGATCACGCTGTAGAGCAGAATAAGATATGGGCAAAGAAGCTAAAGGTAAATCAATCTGTGGCAGTTACATGTATCAAGCCTTCTGGTACAGTTAGCCAGTTAGTTGGAGTATCTGGGTCCGGCCTGCATCCAGCTTATGCCCAGTATTATATTAGACGAGTAAGACAGGACATTAAAGACCCCCTTAATCAAGCGTTGATTAAATCTGGAAAGCCCTACATTACTGACCCATACAATAAAGACGCCATAGTTTTTGAGTTTCCAATGGGCGCATCTACAAAATCTATAACAAGAAATCAAATAACCGCGCTAGATCATCTTGAGATATGGAAGAAGTTTGCTCTCTACTGGTGCGAGCACAAGCCAAGCGTTACCATCTATGTTGGGGGAGACGAATGGCTATCTGTTGGTGCTTGGTGTTGGGAGAACTTTGATATAATTAGCGGTCTAAGCTTTCTTCCTAAAGCGGACGACGATCATATTTATGAGGCGGCTCCATACGAAGAAGTAACAACTGATGTATGGGGTGAGTTATATGAGAAAACAAAGAGCCCTATAGATTGGGATAGCATCTCTGAAGAAGATGACTACACAATAGGAAGCCAAGAATTAGCATGCACAGCTGATGCATGCGAGCTATAGGAGAACAGATATGACGAGCAATATGCTTATCATCCCAGACTGTCACGCCTCACCTGACTATGATAACGACAGGTTTGAGGCTCTTGGAGAATTAATAGTCAATGAAAAACCAGAATACATAACCTGTCTCGGTGACCTTGCAGACATGAGTAGCCTTTCTTCTTACGACAAAGGAACAAAAGGATTTGAAGGAAGAAGATTTAAAAAAGATATCGAGTCAGCTATAGATGCACAAGAAAGATTGTTTCTCCCATTAAAGAAGTTTAATCAGCAAAAGAAAAAGAACAAAGAAAAACAATACAAGCCTAAACTTAACATGTGCCTAGGCAACCACGAAGATAGAATACTTAGGGCTATAAATACATCACCAGAACTAGATGGGACTATAGGAATTGAAGACTTACAGTACTCCAAATTTGGATGGAAGATAACTGAGTTTAAGCATTGTCTGTCTATCAAAGGTATAGTCTTCTCTCACTACTTCACAACAGGAGTATCTGGCAGGCCTATTAGCTCAATGCATATAGGTCACCAACTTGTTTCAAAGCTACACTGCTCTGCTGTTCAAGGCCATTCCCACCTATACAACCACGCAGAACAAACAAGGCCAGACGGGCAAAAAATATTTGGCCTATCTGCTGGATGTTATTCACACCCAAAATATTCAGAAAGCTGGTGCAGGGATACGGAATATACTTGGTGGCGTGGAGTCATAATGCTGGAGGGCCTAGACAATGAAGGATATTATGATGAGATAAGATCGGTAACACAACGTAAAATCCTCTCAACATATGGATAGGGTTATTAGAGCTGCCATTGGCCTTGCTATATTCTACTGTTCCTTTATATTTATTTCTTCCGTTTTGTCTGTACTGTTTTTCGGGTAACAGGAGCATCTTCAATTACCGCCCCCGAAAGGGGGCGTATCTTTTTTACGCAACCAGATGGAAAGACATGCCAGCCATACCAATCATTCTTTTCATCCTTTGTTGTAGCTATTTTAACAAACGAATCATCCTGCTTTATTAAATATCCCACCGAAATAAACAAAGGACAGTTCACCTCGTCGTCCTTCTCCCAACCAGCAGTAGCTATTATATCATACCACTCAACCTCAACCAATTGGTGCTTGTTATTGGAACATTTTTTCATAGCCCTTCACGCTATCATAGTACTCGTAAGTCTTCCTAACCTTATCTGCTAGATGCTCAACATACGCTGTATAAAGCTTCTGTCTTTTTTCCATGGATAGATTAGGATTAAGTAATAAATTGTTTAACCGCTTCTCTATCCTAAGAGCCTCCCTCTCCATCCACTGAACATTTCTTGCGGCGGAAAGTTCATTTACATTATATGTATTAAACCCAAACATGGAAGCCCACGACCGTGGTACAGTATACCTAGGTAGCCCATCAGAATCTATATTACCATCCATATATCCAGAGGCCATCATTAACTTTATGATTGGACCGCCGCCAGTTATTGTATCTCCTGATTGATTCCTTGGGGACATGAATGGAGGAACTATATAACTTGTTATAAAGCCTAGGATATCTTGGTACTGTTGCGCCGCTGGATCAGAATCATTCCATATCTCTTTATTTAAGAATGGATCTTGGTTTGTCTTCAATCCAACAACAAGGTCCATTGGCCCAGTAAACATACCTGTATTGCCAAAAGCTTTACCGAACTCTCCCTTACCTAAGTTCTTAGACAGTTCAAAATGCGCCGTCCATGGTAACATGTACCCTAGATCAAGCGCGGTCCATCTATTGTTCTCATCTTTAAATGGTAGGAAATATATTCCAGCCCTTTCTCTAGCCCACTCAGGCAACAACCTCTTTAGAATATTAACATCCTCGTCATCTAAATCCTCATGCTGTGCAATTAAAGCTTCCTTTATTATATAGGGCAGCGCAACATAAGGCAAGAAATGCAATGGATTACTCTTAAGGTTTCTCAACAACTGAGGTAGGACCTTAGCATTAAATGTTATAAATGGAGAACCGAATGGGACTCTACGCAAATACCTTATGCCTTGGGATACTTGGCTGTAGTCTATGATAGCATTGTTTGCCGCCCGTACAGCATCAGATTCCTTAAGCCCCTTCTCCATTCCATCCATTATTTTTGCTACCTTAAAAAGCACTTCTGATTTCTGGTATGCTCTTCCTGCTATGTCGATCCAGTTATCAAAAAATATAGCGGCTCTGGCTTTGGCTCCTTCAAACGTATCCCCGCTTGCCTTTACTGCAAGTAACTCCCTGTCTATCCTTGCTAACTCTTCAGTAGCAAATGTGGTTCCTTCAATTCCATACTTCCTAGCTATCTGCATATACTTGCCATTATTAACAATATCACTCATTGACTTTGTTATCAGTCTAGGAATACCCAAACCAAGCACCCCGCCAGCTCCAGATGTATGTAACAGTATCATGTTAGACACAAAGTTGCGAGCCTGTGTTGGTATATTCATTGGCACTCTAGTATATTTAAACACTTGAGTTATCTTGGTGCCCCAGCCTCTATCACTTAGAAAGCTTTGAGGTAACGACATCTCGCCGGATGTCGACAATCCAACAAGGTCATCATATATTTCTTTTCGCACTAACAGACCTCGCATAGCACCATACCTTGGATGAGAAGGCATACGCTTATACATCTTTTGATTGTACACGCTAAAATCTTGCACACTATTAGCAGCTCTATTCATTTCAGATGAAATAGTACGCATCTCTTTAGCTCTTTCTGGATCAGTCTTCTCTGTTATATCTGCCCTATGGCTTAGGCCAGCTGACTCATTAAGGAAAAAGTCTGCTGTTCCATTGATGCCCCTGTAACTTACAAGCTGTTGTGGTATTACCCACTTGTTATTGCCGGGGTCAGAAGCTATAAATTGCAAGTACTTTATAATCGATATGTCTCTCCCAACCTGACCAACATATCTTGACGCCAAGAATGCTGGATCATCAATCTTGCCAAAAAGAATTTGAGCAATCCACTCATCGTGAACCTTTCTAGCCTTTGTATAATCCAAAGTAGATGCCTTTAGTCCCGTACCTAAAGACCTACGCATGCTGTCATCTACTAGATATTTAAGATACAGCTGTGGTAAATACTTGCCTTTCAGCTCTGAATACTGATCTTGACTTATCAATCCCCTGTCTACTAGTTCTTCTCCATACCCCTCTATGGATTTCTTTACTTCAATTACCTTATCTTTTATGCTTACATTATGAATATTATCTGGATCAACCCCTATCCCACTAGTTCTCCTTCCCCCAAGTACTGACTCTACCCCTGCGTAATCAACCGTTCTTGTTGGTAGGCTATCTGGAGAGGCACCTCTTGTAGTGAAGTACTCAAAGATAGCCTTCTTTTCTTTTCTATTAGCCTGATTAAGAATATCAAATATTACTCTAGCTTGGTTAACTGCAATTGTAGACTCGCCTTTTGCAAGCATCCTGCCAACCTCAAGCTCTTCCCACCCGGGAACAGTAGCCAATGGTTCTACCAATTTCTGCATCTTAGTTAAGAATCCATCCGCTCTAGCATTACCAACAATACCTTTACCTAATTGCTTTGTTGACTCAACAGCCAGAGGCATAGTCTTTTTAACTTCATCAGCAACTGTTTCATCAAGAACCTTCTTGAATCCCATGCCTAAATTCTCTGGCCTCCACGCCAAAGAGTCTGTTGTTTTGAATTGGCCATCATTAAAGACTATATATGATCTACTAAGTTCATGCTCGTGGTAGTTGATATACTCTATGGAGTCGAATCCAAAATCAGTTAGAAGATCCCGTATATACCTACTAAATTCTTTGAAGTGAATCTCTTTGTCTTCCTCTAGACTATCTCTCTTATCTACTAATTCATGATCAATGCCCTCTACTTCTCCCCTTTGCTCCTCTGCCTGATTGTCCCAAACTTTCTGATTAGCCTTGGCTATCTCAGAATTTAAAAATGCTTGATGCTTTAGATTTCTTACTATAAAGTCATTCCACTCCTCATATTTCTCTTTACTCATCTGAGCAGCTATAGGAGAAGGACCAGTATATCGATTAGCTTGAGACCACTCCGATCCTAAAGCATCAATAACAGATTGATCGGTTAATGACTCAAGATCAATAAACCTTCCCCATGAGGATGGCATATGCCATGCGTATAGATCAATCGGTATCCTTAATGGATTTTTTATGCTTGCATACCCTTCCTTTATAGAACCACCTTGAGGAAAGATAACGTATTTATCTTCAAACTGAGCCCACTCAATACCCCTTCCTTCAGCACTGCCTAGCTTTTCCGATATAAACTCTGCAGTATTAGCATCTGTTGTCAACCGATTTGCTTCTCTTGAGGACATCTCTATTTTCTGTCTTGTAGATATCTCTTCCTCATTACCGGCAACTGGTATGATAAAATTCCTTCCTTTGGAAACATAATAATACTCTTCAGTTCTCGGATCAAGAACTATCAAGGATTTATTGTTTAGAGATACAGGAGTTCTTTTTCCAGCTCTCTGTACCGGAAAGGGCCTACCCCAATTAAGAACAACATTTTTTAAATTCCTATTATACAGACTGCTATCGTAGGGGTCATCTATAAAATCAATACCCGGCTGACCTCTTAATGCACCGTAGTTATCCATTGTCTGATGTTCATTACCCTTTAAGCCTATCCTAATGGCTGCATCCATAGTGCCTAGATGCATTCCTAACTCTGTAAACTCATATACAGGGTAGTGAAAGTCAGCTGTAGTGTAATGATACAATGGTCTTTTTACTACAGACTCTTCTAAGAAATCAGCCCTCTTCTTATTCCTTAATCTTTCAATAGCTCTAGTGTCACCATACCGCGCCAGAGCCATATCAGGGACATGACGCAATGCATAAGAAATAGTATTCTTTAAATCATTTGTGGTAAAGTTATCAATGACATCCTGATCGGTCCAAGTAGATAGCAACCTACGCATAAACAATTTAAAAGATGTTTGTATTTTCTGCCATAAAGTTGGATTAATATCTGGAGAACTATTCTCAACAAAATGAGCAAGAACCTCCTCCCAAAACACAGCGGCCCCCTCTCCGACAAGTGCTGCTTCCTCGCCTACTTTCCCCCACTCCTGATAGCCTCTAAACCAGCCAACACCCCTCTTATTGAGCAACCCCTGAGCGGTAAAGGCTTCTTTAGGTAAGTAAGATCTGACAACCTTATCGTAAGCTTCATTGATTTCAGGATTTCCCATACGCCACATATCTTTTGTTAGATCTAGTATACTAGCAAGCTCTCTATTGGAGAATATCCCCTTACCAAAATGAACGCCTAACTCATGAAATACAATCCCTCTTACAGATTCAGTATCTAATGGAGAGTATTTGCGAAGGTTATCTGTTATAAATATTATACCTCCAGTAGGCGCTGAATAGGCTAAGTATCTATCTGTTATCTTTGTTCTTAATCCTTCGCGATCTAAGAAAGATGGTATAAGTTCCTTTGCTTCATCGAAAGTTACATACTTTATAAAGCCAATCTTCTCCATCCTTTTCGTGGCTGTTATGCCCCAGATCCGGTGCATAGCCTTTCTGAATCTAGATTTTACCTCAGTATTATTCTTTACTACATTGTGTACTAAAGCCCCTTCATCCTTTTTAAGAAACATACCATCATCAGTCTTCTCAACCATAAACTCTGGAGCTTCATCTATCTCCATCTCTGGTACATCGAATGCATCCTGATCAGAATCCCGCAGAATAACATAATCATTAGCAAGCTTATGCCAATCAAGTATTGCTTCTGTCTTTGCTTTACGTGTAGCTTTTTGGGTTATAGACGGATCAATGAGGACTTCTTCTCCACCACGAATGGTAGATATTTCATCACCCCATGAAACTATATTTTGTAATAATGTATTTATTTCTACGGCAGAATAGCCGCCTTCGGATGGTCGTCTCTTTAGAGATCTTTTTATTTCTTCTGGAGTCATACCTAAAACATAAGAAGGCTCAACTCTATTAGCGTCAGTCTTTTTCTGAGCTAGTCTTCTCTCGTTTCTTATCTCTGCTTCTATTTCTTTTGTAGCATCCCAATCAGTTATTGCTAACTCATCGGAATCAAGAGTAGGCTCTTGCCCTATGATCAAATCTTGCTCTGCATCAGCAATCTCTTGCTCTATAGCAGCCTCTTCTGCAGCTTCTGCAGCTTCTCTTTCTGCAGTAGCTTGCTCCTTCTCAATCATCTCCTGAGTTTGCTGCTCAGCTGTCTGCTCCTCTTCTACAGGACTATCAAGTAACCATGCTGGGTCTAGATCCCTATCCTTCCAAGGGTGCTCTCTAAGTTTCTTAAGCACTGCATATTGGCCAGCCTCCATATCCCCTTCTTGGTTCCAATCGCCAACCATCTCATATCCGGGAACTCTCTGAAAGTCAAGGCCGTTGAAGTCTCCAGCAGAACCAGACCCAAAGATGTAAACAAGATCTGCGCCACTATCAGATATAGCCTGTTTCCAATTATCAAGAGTATGCCCTTCTGAAATCCCTCCTTCGTACCCTATCTCAGCTGCTACTCTATCTAAAGATCTGGCAGTTGCCTCATCAGGAATCCTATGAAGAACAACTATATCAGCGCCATGCCCTGCACCTTCTAAGAAGTCATTGCCTTCAATAATATCAATCTTAGTTTCTGTAAATGGTAGCGAGAGATTATAATGTGAGCCTCTTCCAAGCCTCTTATTAAGATCGCCTTGCATCTCTAAAGATCTTAGAGCGTCATCAGTCCTTCCTTCGATATCGGTTGCTCCGACATGAGATACTGTAAGTTCAGGTTGCGCTAAATCAAGCTTCGCAGATATAGATTCTATACCATCAAGAGGGGATTCCTCTAGATATTGAATGATTGGAGGAGTAGCCGCAGAATCTATATCAGGTATGGCTACCTCTAAACGCTCCGCAATCATTTGATCACTAAAGCCGGACTCTTCATACTGCTCAAGAATATACTCCTGAGCAGTAATCTGTCTATCACCCAACTCTATCATTGGGTTCTCTCTATAAATCTCTCCAATTCTTTCAAAGTCTTGATCGGTGAGATAGCTTTGATCAAGCACTACTTGTTCAAAAAAGTCAGCTACATCTCTTCTTGCGTCAGAATCTGTAACAATACCTACTGGCTTATCAACTAACTCTCCCTCAACTGTAACTATATCTTCTTCAGCTTCTAACGCATCATCTACTTTTTTTTTAGCGTTCTCTGCTTCTATACGTGCATCTCTTTCCTCTTTTGCTAGAGCTTTTTCTGTTGCTTCCCTATCTAATACCCTCTGATCTGCTTTAGCTTTATTAGCTGAGGCAATAGCTTTAGCTTTCTCAGCCATAGCAGCCTCTTCTGCAGTCGCTTCTTCGATATCAATCGCAACAGGTACATCAGGTGAGGTAAATGCATTTTCAATTTCTACTCGCTCTGATGGGCTTACTCTGGATAGCCAATTCTCCAAGAAGGCATCTTCATCCATATGGAATAAAACTCTATTATCACCACGCCCCATCTCTATAAATCTATTACCTACCTCATGGTGCATCCTAACAAGATCATAGAATTCTTGTTGGTTTGTGATTATGGAATCTCTTATAGCCTCTGCACCTGCCCTAGTATCTGCATGAAAAAGAGCTAAAGGTATTGCCGCTCTCTTTCCTGTAACAGACCCCTTTACAGCTACACCCCTTCTCTTATGATAATGCGCTACTACTTCATACCTTCCGTCAGGTAGTTCCTTTACTCCAACCGCTACTTCAGTAAATCTTTCACCAACCTTACGAGGTACTGGTAACGGTCCTTTATATATTCTATAAGTTTCTGCATCACGCTCCGCCTGTTCCCTTTTCTGTTCACCCATACCTCTTAGTGCAACAGCTCGCTTCTTCCAATCAGAATAATCTCTTCTTAAAGTTCTTGCCTCGAGCTTTAAAGGAGCTGCCAATCTCTTACCTACATCAGATGATGTAAGGCCATCAGCTACGTTTTTAGCAGTTGATCTAGATTTGTACACTCCAATTACATTTTGATCTTCTACACCAAGAAGTAAGTTGAATGTACCTTCATCATTTTTTTCTATCTGGAGCGGTATCCCTTCTTCATTAGTTGTTACTTTGGAATACGGAAGAACCCTTAAAGGTTTTCTGGCAGCCGCTGGCTTCTCAGCAGGCTTCTCCGTTGCCTTACGGATTCTACCCTCTGCTCTAGCAACTCTTTCTGCCTGATTATCCCACAGAATAGCACCGCTCTCCCACTTATTTAACTCAGTTCCCCTAACTCTTTTAGCGGCTATGTAGTTTATTCTCTTCTGAGAAAGAACGCCAGCCTCTTGAGTACTATAATAATCAAACTCCTTCTTGGTCATGTTAGGACCAATAGCGGGCTTCTTTATTTTTGGTGTAGGAGTCTTTGCTGGTGAGGGTGAAGGGGCAGCTGCCGGAGCCGGAGCTGATGAGGGAGCTGATGGGGTAGCTCCAGCAGTTGCCGCCTTCGTTTTTGGTCTTCCTTTTGGTATGGCTGCTGCTTCAGCTTCAGAGCCATACTGTCTTATTACAAATCTTTTTGCATCTTCTGAGGATTTAAATACTTTTTGATCGGATTCTGGCATGCCATCAGTAGTTACCTCTGCATCTCCAACCCATGCAACCCACTCTCCATCAACCTCTTTTACTATTACTTCTGCCTCTGCAGGCGTACCAACACCAACATTAGCAGTTAATACACCCCTATCATCAGACCATACAACGGATTCTTTAGGGGGTGCAACAGCTGGTGGTGTTCTTTTTGTTGTAGGTCTCTTCTTTGGTTTAGCGGGTTCAGGAGTAGCTGAAACAGCTAACTGTGTAATGGCTGGTCTTTCTTCAAATATCGTACCGAATCTTTCCTGCAGCTCTGCTATAGTAGCAGCTAATTCAGCTTCTTCTTTTGGGCTGCGAGCTTTGGGAGCTGTAGGCGCTGATTCAGCAGCTTTAGCCTCCGCCTCCCTTGCCATTCTTTGTGAAATAACAGCATTAAATGCATCAGCCGCAGCTTGTCCATTGCTTGCAGAAATGTCACCAGCTTTTTGAGAAGTAAATCTTATAGTCCTAGCTTCGTCCCACCCTCTAGCTAGGACTAGATCCATTAATGTATTAGCCATATTAACAGCATCTTGGATCTGTCTATTACTTGACTCTGCTAAAGCAACAGATTCAGCCTCTATGTCAGCTGCTTCTCTTTTCTCTCTCAGTATACGCTCAGCTTCTATTGCGTCTAATCTTTCTTGCTCAGCTCTAGCAGCAGCTTCGGCTTCTATTTTAGCCTCTCTTCTGCGCCTTCCTAGTACCCTACCAGTTTCACCTGCTGTTTCAAACTTCTTCCTTATTGGGCGTATTGGTTCGCCTATGTCAAGCAACCCAGCGTCAGATGCAGTAACAGTTTCAGCAGCTGGTCCTGTGATTACAGGAATGCCGCCATCAGCCTCCACACCCCTCTCTAATCTAGCAAGGGTATCATCAACCTCGCTTCTTTCCGCTCTCCTAGCTGCTCTCCTAGATCTAACTCTGTCCATCCTTGTTGGAGCATAAGGATCTCCAGTTTCTAGTGTTGCTTCCTCAGCATCAAGGGGAGCCCTATCCCCCGGTCTAGTATATGGAGTAGCTAATGGGTCTCCAAATGGCCCTATACCAGCTAGCCCAGTATCAAATTCTGGAGTAGCTGGAGGTGGTGCAGTGGTAGGTAGTGTTCCTCTCCGTCTCATACTTCTCGGCGGAGCTTCAGCAGCCACCTCTTCAATGGCCTCTAATGCAGTAGACTCATCAACCGCCTCAGATAATACAGCCTCATCTGCAGCAGCTTTAGCTTCACTAGCTGCTACTTCAGCATCAGCAGCCGCAGATTCAGCCTCAAGGGCTTTTCTCTGAGCCCTGCTACCAGTAGGGGTAGTCACCCCAAAAGCACCACCGGCACCCCATCCAACCCAGAATGCCTCTGTCATTATCTCTTTTTGTTCTGGGCTATAATCAAAAGGAGGCAGATCATTTACATAATTTACACTGGCCTCTAGCAACCCTTCTTGCAGATACTCTGTAGATCCCTCAACAAGAGCATACGTTATACCTCTTTTTATCCTAGTACCTACAGCAGTATTTAGCCTTAAATTTTTAGCTACATTTTTCTGCAATCCATCACGTAAATTCTTAGATAGCTTAGGACCTAAAGCTTTTACAACCTTACCAGTTATAACGCCGGGTATGATAACATCAAAAGCAGCAGCTACAACACCAGCAACGTCAGCAACATGTTCATCTATTTTTCCGCCCTTCTGTAGTTGCTTTGAGTAAGCATCCCCAGTATTCAGCAAGTAACTTGTTAAGCCTACAGTCCCCCATACAGCGCCTGTTACAGCAAGCACAGGCCAACCAGCGGCAGCTGCAGCAATACCAACAAGACCACCACCAATCACGCCGGGAGCCATCAATGGTATTTGTTCTGCTATAGCATCAGCAAACCATGAGCTAGTTTCTCCTACGCCCTCAACATCTTTCCATCGCGGCCTGTGTTTGTCATCTGCAATGTCAGCGCCTACTTCTGTATACCAATCTTCGCCAGTCTCAAACAGCCACCGACCTATACCCTCATGCTCAAACCCTTCAGGGTCAAGAAGTTGCTTCCCTGTTTTCATCATGTATGAAGCTGCAAGATGTTGAAGGTTCTTGTAACCTCCATGGAAAGCTTCTGCAAGACTTCTTTCTTCTGAACTTACATTTGTAGTATCCAATGCTTGATTCAATTGATCAACTGGAGTATCCCACCTAGTTACAGCAGGGTAATCAAATAGATAAATTTTTTGCTCTTGATTGTCAGCCATAGATTATCTTCCTAGCAATCCTTCGCCACGCATACCAGTTCTTTCTTCGTCCGCCGCACTCCATAACATAGAAGGAGTAACACGCTTGTTGATTAGCCCCTTGATATCTCCAGACCTTTCTTCCATGGTCATGGTATCTGTTACTTTATTTTCCCCCACCGTTCTACCCCCTCTTTTCTGGTTAGGTCCCGGCAAACTAGGATATTTCTTTATTAGATTTGTCCAAAATTCAGCTGGAGTAATTTCTTCCGTAACGAGCTTCATCAAACCAGCGTCTATAAGCGTAAAATTAAACATCTCATCTTGGAATTCTGGAGTAAATGATTGGTCCATTAACCATTTCTTATCCCTACCAAGATACTTTCTTGTCAAGCTGAGCATATGAGGGACATCCATTTGGTACATGCCAAGATTCTTTTCTTCTCCATACACCTTAGCATTTTGCCCTACAGTTCTTTGTGTAACAGCTCTGTCGCTTTCTTCTTGTTTCATTCCCGGAGAGAATCCAACTGCATTATAATCGCCACCACTTTCAGCTTCACTTACCAGTTGTGTTGTATATTGTATAACTCTAGCAGCTCTATGTTCGGTAGCTGTCATATGCCCAACTGGCTCACCCGCCCCTTCCATTCTGTCTCTGGCCTGCTGCACTATATTCCTCTTGACTGTTTCAGGTATAGAAGGGTCTTTAAGTCTGTTATACTGAATTTCATCAAGCCATCCTTCAGCTCTTAAATTCATTAAAGCATCTGAGTCAGCATCAATCTGGCCTACTGCTGGGCTTTTAAATGGGCCGCGGTACGCACCGCTCCCATATTGCGGGCTTGTAGCGTGTGGAATCCTTTCCATTTCCGGCCCTGTCATCCTTTCCAGACCCGGCATTCTAGAGGTTCCTTGATCTCCTGCCGCACCCGTAGCTACATCTATAGCAGCGCCACCTACTCCTAACCCTGTTGTTATTACTTTATCTGCACCTTCTGATATTATTTTTAGAGCACCAATGATCTCTAGTGCTTTCTCATCTCCAGCCGCAGCCTCTTCCATAAGTGCAAGACCATGCTCTTTCGCCTCCGCAAAGAAACCATACCCTAACAAAGCAAGACCTGTTCCAATTTTTGCTATACTGCCGAATGGAATTTTTCTAAACCTATCTTCTTTATATAAACTTAGTCCACCCCTTTTTCCTTTTGCTTCACGGGCTTTGGTTTTCTTAGCTGTTGAAATCTTGTTTTTTAGAGCGGTTAGTTTCTGCTCATCTTTTTTAGTCCATGTACCATACTTCTTGGGACTCTTTTTGGCAGCCGCCCTTTCTCTTAATAATGCTTTTAGCTCTTTTTGGTCTGGCGAAAGGAAGGCATCTCTGATTGCATCATACCCCTGATATAATAAGTAAGAACCACCAGCAGCTCCAGACAATTCATCTAGATATTTTTTGTTATCTTTTATCGTGGCTGCAATAAGTCTATAAAATTCGTCTATTGGGATTTTCTTCATCCAGTTGCGCGCCTCGTATCGACGCCTATCCCCACGCAACTCTGCAGGAACATTAGTTCGTGGGCCGGGAGCCCATCTTTCGTCAGACACTTCGGCTAGCGCAGCTTCCTCTGAAATATCCCTAGGAACCACCCCATACTGTGGATCAAACTCTCCATATTCTTGAGGCCACTCTAGCGGAGCATCCTCATCTGGATGCAGATAATCCCACTGCTGAAGACCAGATACATTTCGCGCAAGAATGGCTTGTTGGGCTCTTTTGTCCCATCCTTTTTGTAGTAATCCTCGATCCCAAGCATCTTCCTCTGGTGATAGCTCGTCAAAATGTTGGAAATTAGGATAGAGAATAGGCGGTACAGTTTGCGGAGAAGTTTGGCCAGCTTCATATTCCTGCTCCCATAAACGAGGAGTTTGACCAGCTTCATATTCCTGTGTCCATAAGGTATCAGCATCTTTAGTATCACCCGGTATAATCTCGTATTCTTGTAAGAATTGTTTACCCCACTCAAACCCTTTTAAATAATCAATCAGCCAGCGATCTATGTTTTTATCAAGATCGTTATCCTTTTTCCTTTTCAAAACACCAGCGAGTTTATCCCTTCCACTACTACCCTGCCCACCTATAGCAAATTTAACAACATCTTGAACTATCTTTTCTCTCTCTTCGGCTACAAGGTTTTTCTTTCTTAGTTTTTCTACTTGTCGATCTATTGCAAGGTACTCATCAGCTACGCTTGATCCAGCAGCAGGGGATACAGCTGATGGGGTAACTGTAGTAGCAGGTGTATCGGTTGCAGCTCCTTCAGTAACGGCCTCTACTGCAGCAGATTTTTTTAAAGACTCCGTAAGTGCTGCAGTAGTTGGAATAGTTTTCCCACTCCATAACTTGTTTGCTTCTGGTATAGACCCGCCATATCCTACAAGTCTTGACCACCCGCTATAGAATGCCTGCCTTTTCTCCTCCTTCCTTATGATATTATCTTTTAAATTTTGTATATGAGCAGCAAGCTCCTCTTTGCTGCCCATGCCTATTCTGGTTAAGGTGGTTGCAAGTGCGCTACCACCCGCTTGATACGCGGTAGTAGCACCTTTTAACGAGTTATAAAGTGCCTTAATATCTTGATTCAAAGAACCTACCATACTTTTAATGATATCTATTTTCTGCGTATGGGCTGTTGCTGCAACTCCATGCAATCTTAGCTTTTCTTTTCTGGCTTCTGTTCTTTTGTCAACGAATTCATTCAAAGCAAATGAGAACGCAGCCCCTTTTAGGAAGTCTGCTTCTTTATCAAGCCTAGCTTGGGCGTTAGCAAAAAACTTTTGAGTAGCTTCAAATGCCATTATGCAATATCCTGCTGAGGAACAGAGGCCCCGAGAAGACCTCTAGGTTGCTGTTGGAGTGGTTGTTCTTGTGGTAAGGTTGGAGGTTGTGGCGATTGCATCTGTCCCAGAGGTGCTGGGGGTGGTGAGATATCAGCTAACGCAGCAGCATTTTTCTCGTTGGCCTGCAAGCTGCGGATTATATCCTGAGTCATCTTGATCTGCTGCTCTTTTCCAAAGTCTGGGTCTCCAAGATTAGAGTATGAATCAAGGGCAGACATTAATGATATCATTCTTTCTTTTTTGTTTGGCTGAAGCTTGCCAACTCTAAAAACTGCTTCATTACCGCTAGACAAAAGAGCTGGTATAGCGTTGTAGTTGGTTGGGATTTCGGTTTCTCTAATTGCATCTAATTCATCCTTGGTTATAGGCGCAACTATAGCTCCTACTTCTACATAAGGATCTCTAGAATTAGTTAGTCTGTCAGCTATAATATCCTTAGACTGGTTTACTTCATCTTTTATAAATTTAGCTACAGCTTTTGCAGTCTCTATCTCTGATGGGTCAACCACTGTCTGAGCAACGCTATTCCCAGCTGCGCCAAGCGGGGTTTCTACAGACTCACTTACGGTTACTTCCTCGCCAAATGGAGATGCCTGTTCTGTGGCAACAACATCAGCCATTGCGTTTGGAGATGGGTCAGGAAGAGCTTGAGGACTTCTAGGATATTTAATAGCCATTATGATAACAACCCAAAGGCAGTATTTTCGCCCCCTAAAACTGTCCTACGTAATGGTGCTACTTTCCCCTGAGCCTTATAAGCCGCCACTAAATCGAAAGGAGCCCCCTCTCCGGGCTTATCGCTGTGAGATGTTCCAAGGTGCCTTCCACCTTTTTCTTTAAGCTTTAACACATTCTTCGCTAAATCACGATCTCTTTTTTCTCCATATAGGTCGGCTAGGTCTCCACCAACTGCAGCCCAAAGCCCTGCTTTTTCATACGGAGTCATAGGCTGCTTGCCGGGATTAAGCCACCCTCCCGGGGAGAAAGCGCTTTTAAAAAAACTATTTGCATCCATATTATAGAATGTATCTGGCCAACCGTATGTAGAAGGAACTTCTCCCGACCCCATTTCAAAATAATTAGAAGAGGAAAGCATTTTTTTACCTGCGTCGCCCTGCCTAAAGCCGTTCATGAATACTGCTTGCGCCCCATCTGCGGCAGATCCACCACCCCCACTACCAAGAGCGGAGAAAAAAGCACCCACTATGCTTCCTAGCCCGCTAGCTGCGCCGCTAAGTATACTTGTCCAGTCCATAGTTCTATCTCCTGTTATATCCTAAATAAATCATACTGCATCAAAGGCCCAAGAGAGCCCATAGCTATATTAGCAGCATTAGCTGACATATCAGCTGTTGTCATTATATCCGAATACGCTGCAATCATTGTTCTCCAATTGGCTGCGTTTGCTGCCAAGGAAGATAGCTCAAGTTGAATGCTTCCCTTCAGTCTTGTATCGAATTCACTTATGTAGGCTTTGTTGATCAACTGAATAAACTCATTAGCATATCCTTGATTAACTAACTGTTGATGCTGGTATGTTTTTGCATCAGCTTGAACAATAGGTATAGCAATCTTCATTATTTGATTCATTACGATGCCTTGGGTTATCGAGCTGTCTAAAGGAATACCCATAGAGTTTGCCACTTGCAATCCTAAAGTTCTAGCGCTTTTCCATAGAGGAGTATTGGTTTGTAATAAATCGGCAAGTCTGTTTTGAATAAATGCGGAATCATTAACAGTATTAAACAGCGGGGCTGTTGGACCGCTGAAGAATGCTCCTCCTCCAGAGGTAGTTCCTCCAGCACCATGTGTAGGAACCCCTGTTGTAGTAGCTTCATAGGTTCCTCTAAGGCCATCACCATCCCTAGGGCCTAGCAATGCATCGAGGAATGGATTATCTAGCTTTTGACCCGGCATTAGCATACCAGTGAAATCTCCACCACGGTCAGTATACATAGAGCCTCGTGGTCGATCCATGATCTCACCACCCTTTATATATCTACCATGCCAATACTCAGGTAAAGAGCCCATCGGCCCTCCTCTTATCGGGTCATGCCCTTCTTTTACCGCTTCGGGATTCACAACCTTACCTTTGTATTCTGTTCCGCCTCTGTAGATTGATGCTAATCTTATAGGTTTTTCTGCTCCGGCGTTGTCTGTCGGGTCAGTTCCAGAAGCTTTAGCATAGTTTGTTCCAGAGAAAGCCTTTACCCCACCCGCTGTTGCAGCTAAAGCTGTTGCCTCTGCCCCTTCCTTCTCAAGATTGGGAATCCATATACCAGTCTCACCAGTCGCTGCTGTTTTCCCCTCATTGAAAAATTGATTTACACTACCCCAATAATCAGGATTAGTATTGGTATAGTCAATTGCCTTTTCGCCAGTATAGCTACTTGCCATAATATTACCTTCTTACTCCGCGTGGAGAATAATCTACAACAGCGCCTTGCAATGTTATAGGTTTATCGTAAGTTGTTTCATTCTTTATAAGTAGGCCCATATTTTGACCTAAGCCATTTATTTTTATTCGCTCTGATGCAACAACAGTGACGCCTAAAGCATCATTGCTAACATCATCTACATTCCAGTCATCTGCTGTAACAGAAATAGGATATGTATTTGATATAGGAATACTTCTAGGAGAATACATACCCCCAAAATCATAATCAGGAGCTACTGTTAAATCTGTAGATGTATCTGCATTCATTTCAAGATTAACCTGCCTAAATCTCTTTTGATTACCGGGATTGCCATAATTGTAATATGCTGTGCGTATGAAGGATGGCACTGAACTTCCATCAAAACTCGTTCCTGAATCAATTCTACGAACATAGCCGTCATCAAAGCCGCCATAAAGAACTTCAAATCCGTTGGAATCTTCCGACGAACAGCAACATACTATCTGATCCTTCAATGTAAACGGCATGATGCCTCTATTTTTCCTATTAAGGAAAGTCATAACCACACCAGTTTTATCATCAAAAAATAATCTATACTGATTCTTTGCTCTCACCCTTAAAGATGCGACTGTATTGTCTTTCTTCTTCTGTATTAAAGGATCAATCTTATCGGAAGCAACCGCTGATTGAAAATCTCCGAAGTATTGCACTGTGAAAATAGATGTTAGTCCTCGGTCATCTAAGAAAAATGTTTGATCCATCTTCTGAAGGCTGTAAGGTATAGCACCAGTTCCAGCATGGAACCTCCTTAACTGCCAGTCTGCTGAGGAAGTGCCATAAAGCATATAGCAATCATTCCTTGTGAACACAGATAGCACATCATTTATCTCTACTCCAAAACCACTGACAACATCGCCAAGACCTAACTCTGCAGCCCCAGTGACAACACTCCATTTATTAGGCTCACCTATACTTGAGTGTTGTATTGATGCATCGGCATAAGAATAGAACAAATGCCTTACGTGAGCTATGACATGTTCGGGCTTGTCTACATCCTTTCCTGTGTAATTCTTTACAAAGGTAGTTCCATCAAAAAAGAATCCATTGTCTACAGTATTTACCCCATACATGGAATCTGTTTTAGTATCCCCTAGGAAGTTATAACTCACAAATTCATACTTTCCATCAGGAGCTAAGGACTGAGAGTATGTTGCTCCATCAGCCACAGCTATTTTCACTTCAGTTGGCTGAGCCGGAGAAGATACTATCTGAGCTCTTTTATTTCCACCGACGGTTATGTCTTCAGAGGCTGTCCAAGTTCCTGTATTATTCTTTACAGATATGTAGCCTACTGCATTAGATGAGGTCCATGTACCAGTGACTATTGTAACGCTCGTAACTACCGCCTCTTTAGAAGAAGAAGCACCTTTTAACTTATCCCCTGCAGATATCTCTACAGATCCTGTATCAAACGATATCAAAGGCATTTGAAGATCTTCGTCATCTTGAAATGTCCCAGTAATATTATCCAGAATCATAGCACCTTGAGCTCCAGTCTCCCATAACCCATGATATGAGATGCCCATCAAGTCTGCTTCTGCCCCACTAGTACCGCCCTTTATGGTTGTTGGAGTTCCTATATTTCCGGGAACAGGCTCTCCATTTAATGTAGTACCATCAAAATTTAAAGCTGTTCCAAGGCCTACTTCTACCCAACCAGTAGATGTAGCTTTATACATTCCAGCGGTGGCACCGCCAGCCTTATTCCTAAAGGCATAAGTTATACCTTCGTGAACCCATACACCATTTACGCTCCCTTCTCCGGGAACAGCCCCTATAAGCTTTCTTTGATCCTCTATAAGGGTCTGTAGTTCAGGCAGCAAAGAAGCATCTATACTAGAATCCCGCTCCTCTGGAGGGCCGTGTGCAAAAGAAGATGCATAAAGCCCCATTATCCAACCCTAAATACTGACAGTTGACCATAATGCATTTGAAAGTTTTCTGAATTACTACCATGACCGTTCTTGACTTGAGCAAGAATATCTGTATATGTAGTATGACCAGTAGTATCAATTATTCCAGAAGCGGATGCCATGTTATCTAACGTAGCCGCCACCTTTTGAACTGCAGCATCATAACCGGGATAAACAACACTACCGCCAGTATCCTGAGTAGCAATTCTGAATGTCCATATAACAGTATCCGTTCCAGTCTGAGCAAAACTTACACCCAGATTGACCATAAAAAATCCTTTATCATACACCCTGATTCTGTCATTAGCGAAATCAGCATCACTTCCTACAAGTGTAGCAGCGACAGTAGCTGTGTCGTCAGGCCCATTAGCCCCGACTGAATCAGCATTCCAATCTATAGTTGCTGTTGCTCCTGATGCTACCGCTTGACTAGCTGGTGTCCCTGCTGGCGAATATATAGTTGCATATCCCCCCATTCCAGATTCAACAAATTGCCTAACCATCTGAGCAGTAATAGCACCAGTAGTGTTATCTGCAAAGCTAGTGCCGGTTAAAACTGACCTTTCTTTTCTTAGTACTGTTGGTGTTCCCATTTATGTAAACTCCACATCGAAGTCGCCTCCATAGGCGCTGTCTTTGTTTAAAAAATATAATTTCTCTCCGTCTTGGAAAGTCCCACTTGTCACAACAAAATATACATAACCTTCTGCATCATCTGTGGGAAAAGTCCCAGCATTGGCATCCCCAGTTATATCCTCTACACTTACAACAAGTACAGTTCCTGTTGCTCCTGTTGTCTCTCCCTTTACCATATCACCAGAAGAGGGTGCGTTACGAAAAAATGCAGTTCCGTAAGCGCTAGAAAATGTTGGGTATGTAACACTACCAGTAGTGAATGGAATTCTGTAATACGGTTCTATTGCTGATGGTAATGTCTGCCCATCAAATCTTTCGTAGCCATCAGTCCTCTTGTATCTTCCCCTTAAATCAACCTCAAAGTTATTAGCTGCAACCAACTCTCCGGGCTTTAATGACATTACCGGATCAACTATATTCAACCCACCTTCAAACGGGAAGTATACAGAAGTTAAGTTGCTAGAAGATATCCTCCTATTTCTTAGTCGAGTCATTCAGGAACAACCGTAAAATTAAAAAGATCTTGCGCTTTAGAAAATCTCCTGTTCTTTTGAGATGGCAATTGATCAGCCTCAAGTTTATCTAAAAGATCTTCAAACTCAACTAATGATCCAGCAAGGATTTCAGGAGCATCTTCATTTTCAGCGTAATACATCTTAGCCCTTGCTACTATTATCTTATGGAATCTTGGGGGTATTTCAGATACTTGAGCATCAGTAGACAATTCTGTAGGTACTTTCCAATACTGCCCATACACAGATGTATTGGAGTTTGGCGTTGGATATAAGTCTAATACATTATCAGGTTTTACAGAAAAAACCTCTGGGACGCTACTGTCTACAGTACCTATCTTGTACATATCAAAGTACTCGCCCCACTCCATATACTCTAATTGCTGATTATCATCACTAGTAAGATCCCATATAATCTTATCTATATTCCAGCTTGCAAGATCAGAGGGGGATGTTAGAGTAGATGTACCAGAAGAAGATGTCATAGTAACTTCTTTCCATAAGAAATTCCAATCGAACCACCTTCGTTGAATATCAAGATCCGCTTCTTTAACATACCGAACAACAGAATTCTCTTCCTCGCTTAATGATGTAGATGAAACACTAGACGGCCCGCTTCCGGGAATTCCAATATCTCTTGCCATGTTCTGGCATAATGTTAAATAAGTACTCATCTAAGATGTCTCTCAATATCGTTATAAACTTTTTCAGGAAGTATGTTGGCAGCGCAAAGAGCTCCACCTGTTCTTAAATCCCTATTGCAAGTATCAAATCCAAAGTGCATTTTATGGCACGGGAAACAAGGACAATCATCAGGCTCAAAGGCAGTGGTGTTTGTCCAATGTTTTGTCATGTTCTCCTCGGAAGAGTGAGACAAAAATATAGACTTATGTGCATCTGTAAAAGATGCTGCATTTAAAACCCCTGTCTCCGGGCCTACTACAACATTACAAACATCCAACAAAGCAAGGGTGTTTCTTATACTAAGCTTACCGGACTTTGTAATAACCCGCCTTTCTTTTTCCCACCCTATCTCAAGCATTTGGCAAGCTTCGTCACCCACAGTAACAAAAGAAATATCGTCACGCTCAGATATAAACTTTGCAATAATAGAATCAGCCCAAGGATAAACCTTATGCACTGAAGACCCAGAAAGAACCCACATAACTAAATTTTTACTTTTTACTCTTCTCTTAAAATCTTTAGCGAACTTCTTTTCAGAGTTACTTGGAAAGAATTTAGGCTTAAATAAAGACCCACTTTCGTCTTCATATGGGACTCCAGCTAGGTCATGTGTTCTTTCCAGATAATTCACATTACATAAATTATGTATAAAAGCCTTATCCTTATAGTAATTTGGATTAGCCTCTATAAAAGCTTTCTTGCCATCTATCTTCACAGAGTGCCTAGGCATAAACAAGAGGGTTTGCTCTATTGATTCAGATAATTGAACAAACTTATCGAAGCATTTAGACATCCGCTCCCAGTACTCAGACAATCTAGTGTTTGGTATCTGATCCGTTTGTTGTATTATAACCTCGTCAACATTAGGATCACTCTTTACAATGTCCATGCCTCTTTCAGAAACATTAACACATACTCTATAACCTCTTTCTTTGAACCACGGAAATAAAGATGATGTGATTATCATATCACCCCAAGCCCCGTACCTCACAATACAAACAGTCTTTTCTTCTCTTTCTCCTCCAAAGTCATCTAGGATTAAATCTTCAATACTCTTCTTCGGAATTTTAATTACCCTCAAATCAGCTCCCCTGCTGTCATCAGCTCATAATGCACTCCACCTTAAAAGAAAAAGTCTGGTGAATTATATATCATACTACCATTTACCCTTACATCATTGTTGGTTTTCATCTGGGCATTACGATACTCAATCGCTCTTCCATCAGCTGGAAACAATTGACTGCCGCTAGTGTACCCTTTGTTCTTAGGCTCTGTATATCCATACCCTTCAACAGGCGTCTGTAAAGCTCCGCCCATATAAAAAGTAACAGAGTCAAGCATTTTCTTAGGCATATCACCTCCAAGGATCAGGGGGGATTTCTCCCCCCATCTCCAATTTACATTATGCGAATTCGAACTTACCTTTCGGCGTTGAAACGCTCTTATGCACAACACCAATGGGCATCTGATTTGGTCCATGACTATCCAACGCCAATTGCTTGGTGTCTTCAGTAGACTTTTCCAAAAAAGACATACCATTCTCAGGAACCTTACCCTGAGCCGAGTGCTTTTTATCTGCCATCTTAATCCTCCTTAATACCATTCAACAACAACATAGGTATATCCTTGCCCGGTCACACTGGAAGCGTCGGTCCCAGCAACTGGGAGACACTCGATCTGAGTATCGGCAGGAATAGCCTGTGCAATAATAGCATTCGTATCATTTTGGATATTGAATGTATCTGTTATAGCGGTACCATCCGTAATATTGAGTTTACAATAAGCATCTGGGTCACTACTCGTTCCGACATTAAAACATGCCTCTAAAGTATCGCAAGCGAAAGTCTCGGTAACCTCAATACCAATATCAACAATCATACCCTTCTTACCCGTTGGTCCCTTAAATGAGTAGGCAGTTGGTGTGCCTCCCAAGTCTTGAACATCACCGGACTGGATTCGCGTAGTTATAGGATTTGAATAACTCATAATGTGCCTCCTAAGCTGCGCTATCCCAAATCACAATTCGTGACTGGGCTGCTTGTGTGTGAACAATGCCGAAACCGCCTAGATAATACCACGCTATGCCACGGTCCCTTCCGAAATCTCCGGGGATCTTCCCTCGAATCTCTTCAGGAACAGCAACTGCTTCAGCTACCGTATCTTCGCCAAAGAAAACAGCCCAATCAGACAGACCGTTAGTCCACGCAGAAGAAGCAGTACCAATAGAAGCTTTCGCTTTATGGGTCTGCTCAACAAAACGTACACCATCGTAACGTCCAATTTCACCATTCATAATCATTTGGAAGCCTTGATCAATATACTGCTTGATGTCTTCCAGATTATTCTTTAGCGTCCTCCACGTTGACGGCCATGCAATTGCGTAATAATCATCGCCCGAATAGGCGGGAATGTTACGTTCTTTCATGGTATCTACGATCAACTTAACATGCTCTTTCTGTAAAGCAATGTTGTTATTAACCGTAGCAGTTCCATTCGTGGTTAACGTTAGAGCCGTGGTGGAGTTACCCCCAGTCGGCACAACACGCAATGCAGCAGCATCAAATTGAGTCGCAGCAAGATTGTCAAACGCTTTTTTCGCATCAGTTTTTAATACTTTCCTTACCACTTCTGACACAGGTTGCTCAGATAGATCATCCAACTTACCAGTCCACGGAACGGAGTTACCCGCTTCGGTGATGGTCATGGTGCCCTGAGAAATCGTGAACGAAGTTTCTGGGATAGTATTGGTCTCGGTCAACGTTGTTCCCTGCGTAGAAACATCGCTATACACGTTCCAGTGGAATGTATCGCCTCTATGCAAACCCTGATGGGCTGCATCTTTAACATCACAAAACTGCCTGAACTTGACGATAGGCTGAACAGCCATACGCAGTTGTCGGCTTAAGTTGTCGGCGTACATATAACCACCAGAAGTGCTAACTGACCATACTTGTCCAGCCATATTTACTTCTCCTGTTAATTATATTTGCCCGCGCTGTCTCTTCATTTCATCTATAATCTGGGATGGAGTTTGAGGCTCCATATCCTGATCGCCAGAAGAAGATGCAGCACTGACTGCCCTAGGATGTTTCACAATATTCTTTTTGCGAGTGATCCTAGCATCTTTTGGATTAGCTAAATTACTAATCCAATTTCTAGTATAATCTGCCGCTGCTTCGATAACTTGTTTAGGTGTCCATTCAGGATTTTCCTGCATTAGGGTAACCGTTCTATTATCTGCTACAGCACGTAGCTCAGGCGTTTCTGCAATGTCCTTATGATTTTCGTTGAACCATCCAACTGCATCATCTAAGTCCATGTTATACTTTGCCTGCTCATGACGTTCCTGTGCGGCTCGTCTACTAGCAAAAGCTCTTTCCAAAGCTTGATTAACAACCTCTTCCACATTCTGGGTAGCATGTTCGCGCCCATTTGTCAAGGTCTTTAGCAACGATGCAGCCTTCTCTGAATCATCTTCATACAAGGCTTCATGATATTGCTCTATAATACTGGCATCATTATTGTTTTCAGGCACGTCAGAAGGTGGTGCTTGTTTTTGTTGGTTCTCATGTAAATGCCTAACATAAGAATTCAATTGCTCCTCTCTAAGCTTTAACTGCCTTGAGAGTTGCGCGGCTTCTTCAAACCTCTTTTGAGAAGCCTTATCTTTTTGGTGAGATGATTTTAAGTCATCAAATGGTACATTCAATTCTTGGCCATCTACTTTTATAGTAGCAACCCATTGCTCCCCATTATAATTTAATGGGGAATCATCACTCCTAACATCTGGTATAGTAATTTCTTCTGTAGCTTCAAGCTCCTCTCCTATTTCTTCTGATAACTCTTCCCTTCTGCTATCAATTATAGCTTGCATGGCAAGCTCTCTAGGGCTGGAAACTTTACTATCTACTACCTCTTCACTTACAACATCTTCTATCGCATCCTCTTGGGGGGTAGCGTCCTCTTGTGACATCTTATTCTCCTATGGTTCTAAATCACTGGATCTTTTATATTTCGCAAGAGTCTCCGCATTATCACCGTCCGCGATTACACCATCTAACCATCTTAGCATCTTCAAAGGGGTAGCGAGATTGTTAGAGATTCCGCGATATTTGGACAGCTCTTGTTCTTGAGAGCCAGTCCATCCATCCATTATCATTTTTTGCAGTTCATGTATTCCAGATCTATAGTCGCTAACTGCACGAGAAACTATAGCCTTACCAGTTGCCGAAGAAATAAACTCTTTTGTTTTTTCACCAACTCGTACTCTTTTTACTAACTCATCTATACCTATTTCATTAGGATCATAAAATTCCATATTCTATCCCACAGCATAAGGTACCATATTATAATCATCTCTAGCCATGATGCCTACTTTACCTTCTTGTGTCATATCAGAAGGATTGATAGCACTCTCTGCTATTTCAGCCTGTCGCTCTATCTCTTGATCGGCTATCTGATTTATTAGGGCCTCTCGCTGCAATAATAATTCATCCTTTCTTGTTTTTACATCAGCCTTTTTGAGCTGCAAGTCTATATACTCAAGCTGCGCTTTTATCTGCGCTATCCTTAGATCTGTCGCAGACTTCATTGAGGCAGCTTGCAGATTAGCTTCTTGCTTCATTTGCTCAACTTGCATTCTTCCTTGTATCTTCTGTTGATCAGACTCAATAACAGCTTGCATTTGCTCAAGTTGTTGCATAAGCTCCTGAAGTCTTGGGTCTTCATCGAAAGACACAAACCTTGAACCATCCTTAAATCCTAATTGCCCGAATACCTCTTTTGCTATTTCAGGCAAGTTAAGCCTTTCGGCAACTCCGGGAATATTAGACAATGTAGCAATTGCCGCCATTAAGTTTTGGACCTTAGTCAACGGGTTAGTAGCATTCAAACCAACATTAACTTTCAATAGAACCTCTTCCCTCAATAAGTTATCTAAATTCTCATCGACTTTAAACCCTAACTTACTTTCAGCCATGTCTCCAGCAACCGATAAAACTATCTCATCTGTTTCATAGTACTGCTCTAATCTTATTAATTGCTTTAGGACTCTCTCAACCCATGTCTCCGAAAAGGTTCTTAAAACATACTCAGTTACTGTACTGCTATTCCCAGCAAGCAATGCCATTCCGCCTACTGTTTCGTTTAGATTCCTAGCTCCTTGGACTGTTGACGTAGAAAAGTTGCCCTGCAACTCATCAAAGTCCATATTGATTCTATCTTGCTCTGCATAAGCGGATGCAGTTACATCTCTTGTTTCTATAACCCTTACATCAGTGTCTGGGTCATCCATCTCAACAGCCCCACCCGGCACCGACCTAAATAAGGCATCTAAATCTATATTTCTATCTCTTCGTATATGATACCTTTTATTCATTGCAAGCCGAACATTATCGAATCTTTGATTCCATATGTCGTTAGCAGCTGCTTGCAACTCCTGCGTCATCTCTACTGTCCCAGAAGGATAAAGCTTATGAGCCTCTAAGTTTACCGCACCCATTACATAAGGTCTTTCTCCCGGCCTTAGCCATGGATACATTTCAAGTAATGGCTTAGCATCTGTAAGCATATAATCAGTACCTGCTGTGAAGTAGCACCAATCATTTCCTTCCTTATTTATTATTATCTTATGAATCCATACTATCTTATGATCTTGTATTTCTCCAAACCCAGCATCTGTATCTAAAGGATCCATTCTAGGCTCATCTCTAACAAGTCTAGTTGTATTATCATCTTCTGCAGTTGTGGTAGATAATAACTGCTCAACAGTTAAAGTGTGCCATTCGCCATCATTCATCTTAGCCAAAACATCTTGAACATACATTGGTATTAAATGAACTATGTATGGAGTTGACCCAACAGGATCTGCCCAATCAGCAGCTGGATCAATTCTGAAATTCTCAGGAGATATAAGCTCAATAGACGGCCTATCCGTCAAAGCAGTTTTTTGCTTAATCTCAGTAGCTCTTCCTTCTTCATCGAGTATAGGGTTGTTTACTTCATCGACTTCAGTGTATATCTGCTCTTGCTCCTCAAAATCCCAATACTGATGAGATACACAAACCCCTTGCACTGCAGCATCTTGCAATGCAGAAGACATAGTTTGAAACCATGGAATAGTATTTGTTAATCTATATTGCACCAATGACTGAGCCACTACTGCGGCAGCAGCCTGCTCTGGAGAGTTAGGGTTTCTAGGCTGTATACTAACTACATCTTCATTGGAGAAAAAAGCTATAGCCATAGCTGCCTGTAAGTTCCTTACAGCTGTTCTAGTCTTTGGCCTAAATAACTTTGATCTTTTATCATAAGCAGCAGAATGATACTTAGAACCAGACGGGTGTTTACTATTAAATAAAGATAAACTTTTTTCCCACTGGTACCTTAGATTTGCATCCACCCATTCAGATGAGCTTTCGTATGACTGCCTAGCTATTCTTAACCAGAAGTCTTCAACCTGACCGCCTTCTTCTGGTGGTATATCGCCTGCTCCCTCTAACGAAGGCTGTGGATTTACTAGTGACATTAACTTCTATCTCCGCTTAACCGCCCCTTATTATCCATAGTCAGATCATTGTACTTTGTATTGTTAAATCTTCCCCTGTTCTGATTGTATCTTTCAAGTATCTCGCCACCAGCCCTCACGACAGATTTATAATCATTATCAATTTTATCCTCATGCAAAATAAATCCCCAGTTGCCGGATAGCAGCATTGACTTCACAGTAACAAGTCCGTGATCTACATGAACAGCCCAAAGCCATCCCGGATATTTTTTTTCTAAAGTCTCAGCCACATTTTTAGCTCTTAAATGATCGCCTAACTTAAATTGCTCAGCTCTTTCTACTTCCATTATTTCTCTTCTTCTGAGGGCTGTAAAATGATTTACCGTTAAAAGTATAAGATGGTACCGGAGCTGTGCTATTAGGATCAGCTTTTTTTACTAATTCAGCCCATGAAAATTCAGTTTGTTTTGTCATGTTATATATATCGGAGGCAAGAATTTTGGTGCCTTCTCCGCTCGTGATGGAGCAAGTGGTATCAATGTTAAAACTCCTGTAGCAATGTTAAAGCTAAATGTCTGACTTGCATGAGGCTCGTACCCTATGCTATCCCAAGTGCTTGTAGCTGCATCCCATGTTCCAACATAACCATCCCAGTCGTTAGCGACTATCGTAACAACGCCAACACCCGGACTTATGAGTATGTTTTCTGATGGATCATATACTGCTGGGACAAAACCTGTAAGAGTTAGACTAGCTGTACCCGGAACATCTTTAAATACTACATCAGAACTAGGTACTAATCCGCCTAATATTAAACTGGCAACCGCTGGAGATTTAAATACACCTTCAGCGTCGCTAACAGCATACCCTGTGAGCGTTAGTGTTCCAACGCCCGGAGTAAAGCCTACATCATCCCACTTTCCTACCCATGCATTCCATGACCCACTGGCAGAATTCCAAGCAACATTGGCCCCAGCCATTTAATTAGATTCCGAAAGCTGCTGAAATCTCTTCTAAGTCTAGACCTAATGCAGCTAACTTCTCTTTAGCGCTTGCTAACTTAGCAGCACGAGCAACTTCTTCAGCAGAAGGCTCAGGAACTGGGGGCTCGACAAATGAAAAAACATTTCCATCCCAGCTTCCGCCAATCCTAGCGTCGCTAGTAGCCTTGACCACATCGGCCCCATCCATTTCAAATCCAACATCTTCGTCCACCACAATCATATTTGTTACTGTTCCGCTTTCAACTACTGCGTAATTTGCATGTGCCATCAATATCTCCTATAGTCCAAATTCGTCTTTAACTTCTTCTGTGTTAAGCCCGTAGCTCATTATGCATACTCCCAAATCACTATAATTCCATCCTTGCCGGGTATACCATTTGTATTAGTCCCAGAACCACTTGCTGAACCAGTACCATAACCTGTCCCGGGGTTTGGGTCTGGTCTACCGCCCCAACCATATTGAGAATCACCACCTGAATTCACGTTATACCCCCCGCATCCTGCTAAATTTATATCGCCAGTAGTTGGCGCTGCTCCACCAGCGCCGGGAGTATAAGTGTTATATGTGCCACCCACTCCACCAAAAGTTGCAACAGTTGTAAATGACCCGCTTCCAGTGGCCTTTGCAAATGAAGACGCGCCTCCAGTAGCACCCGCTTCAGAACCGGCATAACTTGCAGCGGCTCCTGCCGCACCAACAGTTGGAGTACATGTAGTTATAACAGCTCTATCAGTTCCTATATCCAAAACCTTCAACGCATACGAGCCTGCACCGCCAGCACCACCAGAAGTACCCGCCGCTCCACATGAACCAGAGCCTCCCCCTGCAGACAATACCTCTACAATAATCTTAGAAACAGTTGCACTGCCTTCATCACCAGCAGTTCCATTTGTAGTATTACCCGGAGTGTAAGTGCCTGTTGCTGTGTAAACTACCACACCAAGAAATCCAGTTTCAGTAACTGTAGCGAAACTGAGGGCTTTTGATCCATCAGTTTTTATAAACTGCCCTGCACTTCCGTCTGCAGTTGGGAGAGTAAAATCAGCAGAGCCATCTGCTGGCCCTATCTTGTCTGTTCTAATTGTACTAGCCATTATTTGAACTCCATCACAAAACATACTCCATCCGCGCCATCGCCAGCAGCCACATCTCTTGCCCCACCACCGCCAGAACCAAACGCCCCTACACCTACAGGACTTGTATATCCGCCATTGTAACCTTCGGAAGTACCGCCTCCCCAGAAACTAGACCCGCCATTGCCAAACCCAGCATAAGACCCCATGCCTCCTTTGATGTCTAAATCTCCACTAGCCCCTACACCACCAACGCCGGGCACTTGCTGAGTCGTACCGATTGCACCCCCACCAGCCGTGCAATGAACGGTAGCAGGAGCAACACCGAAAGCAGACGCTCCACCCGCATTACCGAAAGATGGAGATGCACCTACACCAGTATCTAGTCCACCAGATCCAATAGTTACATCCACAGAAGAAATTGCACTCACATCAAGGAATTTTATTGCTGTACCACCAGCACCACCCCCTTGACCATCAGAACCAGATATATACGTTCCAGCCGCACCACCGCCAGTAATAAAAACTAATATCTTAGTTATATCAGCAGGTTTAGTCCACGTTCCACTCGCTGTGAATTTCTGAACCGAAGTGAATCCAGAAACAAACCCAGTAGCTGTTCCAGAGTTTGTTATTGTGACACCAGAAGGCACAAGCAACTTATCACCACTGACTCCTAGTGTGGTTGTTCCGGTAGCTACTCTTGGAGCTACTACATCAACTTTTACTGTAGATACCATAGTTTATATCCCGAATGCTTCTTTAACTTCTTCAGTTGTGAGTCCAAGAACCTCAAGTTTTGATTTAGCAGAAGCCAACCTTTCTTGCTTTGCTACTTGCTCTGCGTCATATGCGTCTTGCTGTCGAGTTAATTCTGATTCTAACCATTCTTGTGTTGGCTTCTCGTCATCGCTGTGAATAACTAAATTGTCATAAACCTTGTTCTTAGAGTCTGACCAGCCAAACCATTGACCAGAATGTAAATGTACCAATACGTCTTCAATGTGTTCTGGTTTCATATCAGGTATCCGCTAATTTTATAAAAGTCATACAAGTTTCGTTGTGATCCGTGTCTCCCATCCAAGTAGTTGTACCAGAAGCTACGGCAACATCAAATCTAACTTTATGAGTTGATGTGCTGGTGACATCCATGATGTAAACAACAGAACTACTAGAGTAAGTTGCTGGACTAGAAACATTAAATGCCATAGCCCATGCCGCCTCAACATAAGTTGAATCATTCGTTGTAGTCATAATAATTGACTTATTATAAGCAACCCGTGCTGCGGCTGAACTTACAGTATCAAACTTAATCATCCAGTATCCAGTGCTGGGGAACGTAAAAATACCGCTTGATTGCGTCATTGAAGACCCAAGAACACCAAAACCGACAGGACCATCAACCTCTTCAAGATTGGTTGCAATAGGAGTTACCCCTCCAGTAAAATCTGTAGTCAATCTCCACTGACTTGCAGTTGTTATAGAAGGAAAGCTAGTTTTGGTAGCCCCAGTTAAGTCGATAATTCCATTAACATCCAGCGTTGCACTTGCTGGTATGGTGAAAGTATCACCTGAATCCCCTAATGTTATTGCAGTCCCTGTTGCTGGAACAATCTTTCCAACTTCTAGTGTGCTCATACGATGCTCCAGTTACCATCGACAGTAACTATGTAAGTGTCTGCAATGGTAATTGGTCCTGCGCTCATTGCATTCTGTGCAGCCGTTACTGTTATGTTTTCAGATATTGTGTTTCCGTTATACCTCATGATTGCGTCTGTGCCTAAAGTTTCATCAGGCTGAATTGTATCAGCCCTTAGCCCTAAGAAGACCAGCTCCATACTGTTTGTCCCTGATGGGTCGTCTGCAGCAGGAGCAGCAGTCATCGTAAGGGTCGTGCCATTTACACTGTAAGCGTTGGTCATCTGCTTTACTCCAGCCAGCGTCACCAGAACCGATGCACTGTTTGATGGAGCGTATGTCATTGTGAAGTCTGTCCTCGATCCATTAGGCCCAGTAGCAGTTCCTGCAAATATCTGATTCGGGTATTCTCCGAATGTTGGTTCAAATCCTAAATAAGGCATTATTTATACTCCCAAACTAATACAATTCCCGGCCCACCGTCGTAACCTGTTTGTTGATATTGGCCGGGGCCACCCTCTCCATAAATTGTTCCATTCGCCCGATAAGTTCCACCACCCCAAAAAGAGGGTTTCCCGTTATCTTGTGGAGAATTTGTCCCTTGCGATCCGGGAATATTTATATCACCGCCCGTTGCCGTCACTTGTGCGCCCGGAGTATTAGTAGCATTTCCTTGCGTACCACCATTCGCAGTGATGGTATTGGTCCCATCTGACCAAATAGAATTACCCCCTGCTGTTGGTGTGCTTTGCCCATCTCCAGCCGCGCCCACTGTTATCGTCGATGTTGAGATGCTGGATACATCTAAAAATTTAATTGCCGTTGCTCCTGCACCACCAGAGGTATCGTCTGCCGAGGCACTCGTTTTACTCCCACCACCACCACCAGTAACATACATAATTACTTTAGTAATTCCTGTTGGTTTAGTCCACGTTCCACTAGAGGTAAAAAATTGAGCAGAGTTAAGTCCTGCCGCAGCACTAGCCCACGCATTGTCTCCACGAAGGAATGTCGTTGCTGATGCGGTCCCAGTCGCTCCTAAATTAGCGATACCAACGGCATCATCTTGAATAACTCCAGAACCTACTTTAGTTAATGCCATTATTTATACTCCCAAACGATAACTATTCCGGCTGTTCCTGCAGCGCCGCTATAGCCAGTTGTTCCACGACTACCTTCCCCGCCACCACCATAACCGGGTGTTGCGGTTGGTGGATTTGCACTGCCTGTAATAGAATAGTGCATGGAAGAAAATTGTGAACCGCCTCCAGTGTTATTTTCGTTTGTCTGACCACCGCCTGAACCGCCCGTGATATTAAAGTCACCACCCGTTCCAGTACCGCCAGCGCCCCCACCAGCATTGTTTGTTTGGCCAAGAGCTCCTCCATTACCAATTACATCTGCCCAACCTCCTGATCCTGCATTTTCCTCAAACTTTGACAATCCACCAGCAACTCCATTTGCAGTAGAGGCACCTCCAGTACCAGCGCCTCCTATGGTGACAGTTGCTGTCGTGGTATTAGATACATCCAAGAATTTTTTAGCATAGCCACCACCGCCTCCTCCGTCTCCTTTGGATGTGGAGCCGCCTCCACCACCACCTCCAGCACCTTGAACCTCAACTATTACCTTGGTAATGTCAGTAGGTCTAGTCCATGTAGACGCTGCAGTAAACACTTGTACAGAGGTAAACCCCGTAGAAGGGACTGCCCCCGTTGCTATGTTTGATGCTTCAATTTTAGTCGTTGCCAAAATAACTTCCTCTATATTTGTCTGAGATGTATGCTTTTGCTTCTATCAAGCAATTAGGCAGCATATCGTCTGGTGCTATTGTCATCCATATAACTAAGAACGGGATTAGAAACCAATGGGCTATCCTTGCTATCCCTACTATAAAGCTCACTTAGGATACTTAGCTTTAACTGCCTGACGCGCACCTTCTAGTTGCGTCACTGCAGCCATTCTTTCTTCAACCACACCTTCCCAAAGAGCGACTACCAGTTCATCTATTGATGGGTATTCTGCTTTACGCTTCCAAGTGTGATCAGCGTCTATAGCGGCTTGCTCTATGGCAGCTTGAGACTCATCTGCATCTCTGGCGGCTTCTTCTTCTGGAGTAAACTGAATGCGCTCACCATTTACCATTTTATATCTTGCCATATTAGCTACCCTTCATTCCGTAGACAACAATTTTGTGGTAATCAATATCCCCACTATTATGATAAAATCGAATACCATCAAGATCGGCATTATCAACACCATAGTTCCCATAGACTGTGCGTTCTACAGGATCACCAGTGGCTGATAATATATGTCCTAGATTTCCAACAAGTAAAGCACCATCCCAACCATCATCAGTTGCATCCTGAAAATGAAGTTGTAATGAAAACATCGCAGGGCCTTGAGTGCCAACATTGGCAGCTAACGACCAATTATCATTAGTAGTACTGTTGTCATAAACACCAGTTCCATCGCTGTCAACTCCGCCCCGAATGTAAAGATAATTACTTGTGGTTATTTCCGACGCTCCATCCATGAGCCGCATACTTAACTGAACATTGGCTGTAACTGGTGTCATAAATCCAGTAATAAGATAAAATAAATAATCTGTACTTTTGAACCCTTGAAAATCTACAGTCGCAGCATCCACAGTTGATCGAGAACTTGCAAGGTAAACTAATGATCCACCAACATCTGCGCCCCATGCAGCATCAGTTCCATCACTCTTCAATACCTGATTAGCTGAACCAACCGTCAAAGCAGATGGATCACCAGAAGAATCACCCACAATGATTTTCCCTCTTGCAAGTCCAGCCATCTTAGCTAGGGTTACTGCATCATCTCCTAACTTAGAAGTAGTAACTGATCCATCTACCGGAGTTAATGAATTACCAATGTCATTAATACCTATAACTTCTAGTTCGTCTGTTGTAACCAAAGCAGAACTTAGAGTTAGAACAGCACCACTAAAGCTATATGCATTTGTGTGTTGCTTCACACCATTAATAGTAACGATTATGGTCTGTTCGCTTGGAGGCGTCCATCCTATGTTATGCGTAGCAGAGGTGGAAGAATCGACATTGAAGACTTGGACGTTACTAGCTTTTCTATCTACTTGTCCTAAATATGCCATTGTTTAATCACCTATGCTGTCATTACCAAAACGCTCGCCACTGCATCAATTGCTGTTCCAACCGAAGCTTTTGCCCACAATGTTCTTGTTTCAGAAGCAGTAGCGCTACAAACTAAATTTATAGGCTTTTCTATTACTAGAGTGCTACTAGCTGGCACGGGAACTTTGAACAAAATATAACCACCTGTTATAGCCGTGGGAGTGTCGTTGTCGTAAAGTCTCAAATAAACATCCACCGAAGAGGTAGTTATATTTGAAAAATAAATAGCGTGTACAGTTTGATTCGTCGTTGCTGTATCTATACCCGGAACAAAAGAGGCAAACGAAGTTGTTAACTGTGCTGCTTGTATTTGAAAGTCATTAGCCATAGGTTATCCTCCGAGGGCAATCGCCATGGCTACAGCGGCTGCATTAGGGTTAGTATTTAATGTAGCTGCATCTACAGTAACCGCGACCGCGCCAAGGTTAGTAAACTGAGACTGCAAAACAGACTTGATTAAACGCAAATGTTGATCACCCTCTGAAACAGGGTCTGTGCCTAGCGGATTAGTAGAGCTAAGTTGTGAAATATATGTGGCTGATTCGATTCCCATTTAGTCTCTCCTAACTCAACTCAAAGATGCCATTGGCATTTGGAGTTATAGTCAACGTGTTGTCAGCAGTCAAAGTAAAATGAGATGTCGATAGTTTGGAAAAGCAAACCAAAGCTCCGCCAGACTTGTAGATAATAGCGTATTTGATATCAGCTATATCACCGCCTGTTGCGGTCCAAACTACGGCTGTAGCATCCCATCTAAACTTATTGGTTGCTACCGAAGTCCACGTCCTTCCTGATACAGACACTCCGCCAGTAGCATAGCCATAACTACCCGCCACTTCGTTTCCGATAGACGCATAAGTAGATAACGCTACATTGTTAGCATTGGTGCTAGCACTATTAGTAAACAATGCCATACTATAATCGTAGGTAGTAGCGTTTAGATCAAATAGCGCATTCCCTAATTTATCTTTAAAACTATTGTAAAAACTCCATGCAGTAGCCGCCATTTATGCTGCCTCCTTTAATGCTTCCGGGCTTCGTACAATGTGGGATATCAAACCCTCACCGTGTATTATCATATCGTAATGGTCCCCGGTGGCGCTGACCATTTGAACGAATTCCTTCGCTTGATGATAATGCGCTACCGTACACAAAAATTGTTTTCCAGCAACATGAATCTCAATCTCCTTTTCATCATTATTCTCTGGTTGAGAATAAGCGTGATGCTCTTCCATGATGCAACTGTCAAAACCAAAAACCTCAAACTTTGGAAACCCAAGTAATCTAATTAAGTGAATAGCCCTTAATGTTACCGTGGAACCTCCTAGTATAGGAAAATAGTCTTTATGCATTTCCCCATACGCTTCATCTAAAATATCTTTATACTCGTCCTGTCCTGCTGTATGCCAAAGATAGGCATCATATCCATCTAATTTATCAAGAACAGATGGATGACACTGGGACGCTATAAAGTATTTACACTCTTTGTGCGGAGGATCAACAAATCTATTGTTAAATTCCCTGCTGTCCAACATAACAAAAGCGGATGGTCTTATACCGTGGTCCATACAATACTTGTAAGATCCATTCACCGTTATTACCGGCATTCCATTTCTATGCTTCTCTTTTAACAGGTCAAGAGTAGAGTTTAGAGATGGCCCACCTACCACTAACGCGACAGTTTTATCCCATTGCGTTTCATAAGGAACAACTTGAGGAACTCCCTTCTTCAAGTTAGCTTCCATATTTCTTCTTATATCTTCTTTATCTGCATTAACTGCACAGAATATTTCCGGCACCGGAATCATCTCTGGCCCTATAGAAACAGAAGGCGCATGAGAGTCTACAGAAATAGTAAGGGTCATTTCTTTTTCTTTCTCTCCAATGGACCGGGTAATAACCAACCCAAAATCATGGGAATTAATACGATTAAAATGAGATAAATTCCTCCCATTTCCACAATACTTCCCAACAAGCTCCAGAAATTATCTGGGGCACAACTAGCTGCTGCATTCATCGCTTCTCCTTTCGATTGGGTCATCACGTCCGCAACCACACTCGTCACAGAGGCACCGACCGTAGAGGCCAGAAGTACAGGAGCAGTCCCCGAACTCGCAACTGATGCAATTGCACCTGGAACTAGAGCTCCCGCTCCGATCAGTCCCGCTTTCTTTAAACTCATGCATCCTGTTAAAAATATTACCCAGCAAACAGCTGCCAAAGAACGGAAACAACTATAATGCATGCGATTACAGCTAACATCTTGTTTTCTTTTGCCCATTCTACCATATCAATCTCTCCCGTGTTCTACTTCTCTTCGTGTTCTTAAACTGCTAAAAACAGCATTTTTCCAAATAGAAAATCCTAAGAAATTGTCCTTGTATAAAGTATTGTAATACACCATCAAACTTCCGAAATTAGATATAAGAGCATTTTTGGTAACGGCTATCTTCTGTTGGAAATTTGAATCCAAAGAGGACAGCTCCTTTTCGATATCCACAATTAAATATCTTTATTGAACTCTACAACATCCATTGTTCTGATAATGCCCATTGATAATGTTTTCCAAGCAACAAATCCCTCAAACAGATCTCTATCTGTTACATATGATTCTACATATCTACCAAATAACACCCCGTACTCATTAGGTATTTCAAGATGCAATCTTTCTACATCTTCCATTACTTAAAGGTCATCCTGACTTCTAACCCTTTCGCTCCCGTTGATATAGTATCAACATCAAATCTTAAAACATCTGCTGTATTAACTTTGTTGTCTGAACTTAAAACAGGAGGGGTTCCTGAAGTGCTTGAGTCGGTTTCAGATACTTCAATAATTACCCCGGAAGTTAACATATCAGCAGCCTTTGTCTCGTTGTATAGCATGATGGTGTTCGATCCAGAACTTCCAGCCGTGAATACATGCGCTCCTATTGAAAATAAATACAAGTCATCAAGGGTGCTCGGTATTACCATCCTAGCAATTCCATCTCCAGTGTATAAGTCAATGGTATCTGGTATAGCCTTTAGCGCCATAGCTCTTTCAATAAAGCTAGAGTTGCTAGCTAGTATTTTCTTCGTTGTGTTTGAGGCAGCGTCAAGGTACAGAATAAAATCTGTACTCTTGTCCATAGTTACGCCAGTAGCTGTAACATTTTGTATTAGTTCTATCTTTCCATCATTAAGGTTAACAAAGTTGTCATCTACTTGATCGTGGGTTAATGGTGACCCCTTTCCCGCTCTTGTTGTAATGCTTGCCATAATTAATCTACTACCGTATACCCGTCAACCCAATAGTAATTTTGAACATAGGGAAATTTAACATCATAGGCACCTTGGTTATCTCCACGCTTCTCATAAAAAATTCTTCCATTGGTCATCCTATATGCTGGTCGCATAGGCTTGTATCTTTTTCTACCCCCAACTCTAAACTTTCTAGCCATTAGAAGGAGGCCTCCGCATTAGGTTCTAGAACCTTGTTTCTTCTAAGTAAGGGAGGGGCTGGGTCCATGTCATAAATCCTTGATAGCGCATCTAAAAAATCTGGATGTATAGTGGGGAAAAGTCTATACTCGTTTTCCCTCATCCAAGTAGTTAGATCGTACAACTTATTGTTCTCATCCTTACATACGATTTTTCTTGAATTTAAAAATTTCTGCTTTCTTTCTATCATGCCCTGTTGACTAGATGTTAGTCTTTTCTCATTAGTTGGATATGGGAAAAAGAAAGACCCATCCTTTAGGTCTGGTTCAAGCCTCTGTATTCTATCCTTCTTAGATTGGGAGCCGCCTCCACCAACCCAGTTCAATTCGTATATAGGAAAGGAACTTCCCTCTATACGCATCATTTCCTTGAAGTGCTCTATGTCGCTTTGCGCTCCATACCTTTCATAGCCAACCTTTACCTCTCGCACCCCCGGAGCTCTTTTCCATTTAGCTCTTAACTTCTTTAAGGAATCCCACCTCTCCGATAAAGAAAGTCTATGACAAACCCCGTCTAATAGAAACTTGTTATAGTTAGCATCTACTCCTACAACAGCCATAGCTGTCCTATTAGATTCTTTCTTCTTGGAGTGGGCTGGGTCGCACATCAGGTAGACATTCATAGTGTACGGTCTTACTTCCCACTCACGCCACCACTCATCTCTGAAATGTATATCAGAGCCTGCAATAGGGTTCAGCAATTGCTGACAGGCTACTATATAGGTAGATGTTGTTTTCTTTATCTCTTCCCATCTTTCCTTTTCTAGAAAGATAGGATCGCCATCCATCGCGCCATTATCTGTAGCTGGATGTATTCTTGGCTTTACGGCAGCTCTTTGTAGTATTGTCCCATAGGTATCACCATACGAGTATCTTGTCCCTGCGTACTGAAATCTAGGGCCATGAGTAGATCCCAAGTTAAGAGATAGCTCCCACTGGGTTGTTGTCTTGGCTATCTGCTCAGGGGTTGATACTGCATCTTGAACAACTACATCATCGTATACTATCAGTTGAAAATGCCTACCTGTAGGCTGACCATCAACAAGGCCATGAGCTTCTATAGTTTGCTCTTTAGGGTTAGACTTTCTCTTTACACATAGCCCATCATTCTCTGCCCACTTAGGTGCCTGCGTTCTAGGCTTTTCCCATAGGATATCACTAAACAACCTTACAAGATTTTCATTGCTCTCAAACTCCTGCATTAGCTGTCTGAGGAATGGCTTAGCCTGTTTAGCTGAAAATGATAATATACCTATTGTAATCTCTGGATTACAAAGGACCTCTTGCACACAACCCAAAAAAGTTATAATAGAGCTTTTATAATGAAAACGAGCCCATAAATCTAAATAGTTATCTCTATTTGCCTCTACCTCCCTGCACCTTTCATAGATCCATGGATGAAGCATATCATGCCTGTTGCAAATAAAAACACCAAGGTAATACCTGTCAAGCTGGCAAAGAGTCCTAATAAAACTATCATCAATATTAGGATCCTTATGGCAGTCAGCATATGCCTTAACTGCCTTATCATATTCAGCTAGTAATGCCCATTCTGCAAACTGAACTGCTGCTTCTGCATTCTTAGTATTAGCATAGACGCCAGAAGATATATTGGGTAATATCATTTACCCTTCTGTCCACCCTTGTCTACCGTTTTTCAGCTTGCACCGCTGTATCGGCATCTTCCTCTTCCTTATCTTTGGTTACAACCTTGAAGAGGACAGATCCATCGGATTGCCTCTCAGCCCTGTAAGTGGTCGGAACCATCTCATATAATGTAAATTCTGCGCCGTCAGCCGGGAGAGATGCTTCTCTACTAAACCTCTCAAATCTATCAAATACATTATCTATCATAGTTAATGGATTGGCTTGCCCAGTAAATCCCATCATTCTTTCGAACATCCTGTCCATTGCCCTTGCTTGACTGCTTACTAATCTAATTGACATAATATCACTCCTTTGTTATACACCGTTTGTACACCTTAATTTAAAACAACTATGCTTGTTTCGGGTAGACTGGCATTACCCACTGCCTTTAGGCATAAACAGACATTGGGTTATATATAACCTGTCTTGGTGATACTCCTGAAGTCAAAGCTGGCTTAGCTTGCCCCGCCTCAATCGTATCTAACATCCTTACATTGTCTAGTTTTAACTGGAGCAGGGTTGGGTCTTTAGCATAAGCTAAGACAACATCATCAGACAGCCCCTCTGCCCATTCGTACTCGTCCCTGAATTTCTTTATAGTGACCCGATCCTGCATTACTTTACGATCATCTTCGCCGGTTGATAACCCTTCCTGTTCCGCTTCTTGTTCTTGTTGCTTAGCGTTGATATCATCCACCGCCTTATTAACCTCTTTGGGGGTCATGGCGTCAATCTCATCTCTGGTAGGCACAGGGCCAAAAAAAGCACCAAGTGGTCCAAGGAAGCTCTTTGCTGTACGTAAAGCGGCAGCGCTTGTGTGAAGGCCGGCTCTTTTTGCCTCTGTGGATTTTTCTTCCTTGGCTATTATATCATACCAATCAACAGCTTCTTTGTCGTAAGAAGACCGTCTGGGATCTTTAGGATCAAATTTTCCATAAAACGGGGCATCCTTCTCCGTTACGGGAGTAGCAAACTGAGAGGTAAAGGAATCAACCTGAGTGTCCGTTTCAACATTTGCGATGTTGCTGGTCAAAGCTGAAACATCATTATCTAGCGCCTCTACTACAGTTGCATACGCATCTATTCCGCGATCTCTCTCGGATGTCCTGCCATAGGATTCATCTCTGCCTCTAGTAGGATCGCGTTGATCTTGCTCCTGTGTCGATACTGAACCACCGCCGTCTGTATCTCCAGCAGTAGCAGGACCAGTCGCACTTACATTAGCACCAGCATCTGTACCTCCTGCTGATTCGCCAGCGCCATAAGGATCTGTGTCAGCGTCTGGATCTTGGAATGACATGACTATTTACCGCCTTTCTTTGGTAATGAGAACCTAGACCTTGATCTGGCTCTTTCTTTTAATCTGGCTTGCATAGCAGTTCTGTTCCTTCGTCTTGTTCCGTTAACAGGTTGGGGATGCATTATCTTACCTCGTCTTTAAGTTGTCTATTTTAACAGTTAAGGATTTTAACATATCTTTTATTTCTACAAACTGTTCTGAATGTCTTTGATCTGTTCTGTCCATTCTTTCAGACAGACTTTTTAATTCCATTCTATTAACTACTGTTTCCTGCTCTATACCTGTGAGATAGGTAAAGAACCCAATCGCGATTGCAACCGTGGTAAATAAATGAGAAACGCTGAGGCTTTTAGATAAGTGCCATCCGCCATTACCCCGTCGCTCTGGACCCGTATACTCAGCCATTATCTCACCTTCGTCGCTAAGATTTTATCCAACATGTTCTCAATGGTTTCTAATCTGTAGAGCATAACATCCAAGTTCTTTACAGATTCTGCCACCTTCTCTTGATCCCCTGTCAACTTCTTTAGGTTGTGTATCTCTATGCCGCATTGTTTAGCCTCTGCTTCAAGAGCTGGTATTGCCCTGCCTTGAATGCCAGCCAAACGCTCCACCTCGGCAGAGATATCAGATGCCCACCAGATAGCACTACCTGTCTGGATAAGCAGGAATAATAGGAATCCAAAAAATTTAGGGTCAACTTTCAAGTTTCATCCCCTCTGGTTTCTTTGCTGGGAGACTTTCTGTTTCTATGGTCTTTAGATAATCTTCTGCGGTCCAGAAGATACAGGTCTTGTCTCCCGCTCGATTATGTAATAAGAGAGTGCTACTAGGATTATTCCTATTCTCAGTGATATACATTTGCATATCCGTCCCGCTTTGTGAACTGAGATCCATAGCGTGAACAGGCTTCTCATTATAATCATCAAGAAGTTTTTTCATAAATAATTCAGGGCCACCACTACTACACAGCACTTGGATTGTCACCATATTTCTATATATGGTTGGCTTTTCTGCTTTTGCATCAACGAAAGAAAACAAAGCCCATAAAATAATAATCGCGGCCTTCATTAGTAACTCTTAGGGGAAGCCTTCTTTACTTTTTTCCCTGTTTTCTTGGAGTAGGCCTTAGCCGCTTTCTTACCCTTATCAGTATAGCTGAATTTTTTTGTGCCGACTTTAGGCATTACACTAAACCCCCTCGTTTCTGGCAATCAAAGCGTCACTCAAGTTTTCAAGCTTACTAGAAACAAATGAAGTAAACGCAAATGGAATGATTGAATGCACAAGCGCAACCCAAGATAAAACTGTAAGCATTACAAACATCTTAAAACTAAAAAACATATGGGAAAAATAACTTTCACCAATCTCTTTTAAATGACTAAAATTCATTAATGTATTTGCTCCTTGCTCTCAACTAGAATAGCTGCTTCTAGCTTGCCTAGAATAGAATCAACGTCTACAGACTTCTTGACCTCTATCTTATGTTCTTTTACTTCCTTAACATCCTTTTCCTGTTTGGAGTAAGCAGACCTGTAATTAAACTTATTAACCATAAGGAAAGAATACAGCGCTGTATTGAAACTTTTATTCTCAATATTCTCTCGCCCCATTCTTACCCAGTAAGCTTCGGAAGCCTCCAAACCTAATTCCGCCGAATCTTGAAAATCTTTTTTCCTAGGGTCCTTTAACCACCTGTACCATGTGGATTTATTTATACCTAAGAACTTACACACCTCAACTATAGATGCTCCCTCATGAAACATCTTCGTAACTTCTTCTTTGTTGTTTTTATCCCACACTGAGGAGTGAACAACACTACCTTGTCTCTTTCTTATTTTGCTCATTAGTTAGCTATATGATCAATTAATATTTTACCATTGAGGTGATCTATCTCATGCTGTACGCAGTAAGATTGCATATCGTTAAAATTTTCTTCTATCTCTACACCAGACAAATCAGTATACTTTACTATTATATCCTCAGACCTGTTTACTAAAGCACGTAACCCGGGCACTGACAAACAGGCTTCACTTGTTCTTGCGGTACCAGACCTTGCCACTATCTCAGGATTTATCATTACGTATAGATCATCCCTCTCTTCAGAGGTGTCCATTACAATTATATTTTTTTGAAAATTCACCTGAGTAGCAGCAAGGCCGATACCTTCATTGCTATACATTGTATAAGCCATCCGTCTTGCAAGGTTTGTCTCAGAATCCGTAACCTTCTTTACATCCTTACCCTTCTTCCTTAATCTAGGATCAGGGAAGGCAAGTATAGGAAGTTCAGGATTCGTTGAACTGGAAGGATAATCCGCAGCAGAACTACTTGACTTTCTTAAAGCCATAGGACCCTTTCTTCTTTCGGGCCCCTTTAGAAACAGCACGACGGCCAGCTGAAGACATTTTTTTGTCGCCCTGTTTCCCACGGGTCATGCCAAGTCTCTCGTCAAGTCTATCATTATAACCCTGTTTTTTCTTTTTTACTGCCATTTTTTACTCCCAAAAAAAATTTACCATGAAATTCAACAACTTAACCCCGTGCAGTCTCGATACGTTCATCATACCAAGTAGTACCATCTAAAGAATCTTCATATATGGAAGTATGGGTACCAGTCCCCTCCTTATCAACCATCCAATCAGGCATTGCCAGATACTCTATATCAGGTACATCAATCTTTGACCTAGGTTTAGTCTTGATTCTTGCTATATTACGCTTCCCCATACCTATATTATAGCATATTAGGGGTACCAACTGGCGCACTTCAGATTATTTTATGTAAAATTTTAAGCAAAGCCACATAAAATCCTGCATAAAACGCCCCCTTAGTGTGTGCGTGTGAGTTTTTTAATGTATGTATGGGGGTGGGCAACCGCTGCGTCGGAAAGTCGGACACCCCCGCCTGCGGATTAGGGGTTCCTTTTGTAAACCATTGATCTCAAAACCTTAAATAAAGAAAACATTGTGCGGATTATGTATAATGTGGGTGTTGGGTTGTCAATTCGAGGCCCAACAAGCGGCACAATAAGGTGTCGCAAGGATGTACGTCTTGCTAGTGCATGCCGAGCAGACGTTAAAGAACAGCGGGTAGGGCGCCGGATAATCCGCTACCACAACGTAGCATCTGACTCCCGTAGCGATATGATCGAAAGTGACTTGAGTATCGGGGCTTGGCAAGTGTGAATAATGTGGTAGGCCAACGCGCTTGAGATGGCGTAATGGTGATTGGATCGAACCAGAGTTGCACCGATTGATTCAGACTCCACTGGTAGTTTGAAGATGGTGTAGGTGAAAGCGGGCTACACCGCAGATTCCTTGATACGGTAGGCCGATAGGCTGACATGGGGTTGTAAGCGATCGCGTCCCACGCGACACCGCGCACTGAGCGCGGCCCTTCTCGGGCGGTAGGCGCCGGATACATTGCAAAGTTGTAAACACCAGAACCTGTAGGTTGATTGAGGGATTACCAATTCCGGTGATCCGTAATCTCATGAGGAATATTTATTATGAGCACATCAATCAAATCAATCATTGCAGAAGCCGACCTTCCCAAGCAGATTAAAGCAGTCCACGCAAAAGCTAAAACGATGCGTGATCTGTATCACCAACTGCTCGTCTCTGCTGGCCAGCATTACGCCAACCACTTCAATGCCACACTTTTTACTGACATTGTGAAGGATTGCCCGAAGGGAGTAGACACCGCTCGCATGGTGCAATATGTTGAGGCATCCTTCGGTGTGGTCTGGAACGTCAATAAAAAGGCGTTTGGTAAGAATGTGTCATGGGACGGTGAGATCGTCGGGAAAGAGGTCGATGGCAAGTTTGAGATAAGTGTTGACCACTACTGGGCCGATGGTAGCAGATGGTACGATTATGCTAAAGAAACCAAGGTTCCGACGTGGTTACTTCTCAAAATCTTGAAACGCGCCAACGATGCTGTTGATTCCCATCCGGCAGAGTCAAAATTGCAGATTACCGATCCGCAAGTCAGACTTGAGGTTATCCGACTACATAAGCTGTTAGTCGATGCTGGA